CTAAACAAGAAACAAACAAAAGAAAATCGTTGACCGAGGCAACATACAACGACGGCGGAGGCGGGTAATTATCATCGGAATACAACGTGCCAAGCTCACCATCAAACCATTCCACAGTGTGCGGCCCTACGCTCGTAAACTCGCCATATAAAAACCACGCGCCAGAGGTTGGATCATCGTTTCGACTGACCCACAACTGCACGCTGGTTTGCCCTTCGCTGGAGTCAAAAGCCGCAAACGTCACTTGAAACCGCTGACCGGCGGTCAAAGCGACACTAACCGGCGCAGAAGCGCGCCCGTAACCCGGAAAACCCTGTCTCTTTTTTGACGCTCGAAACGTGTACGTCTGAGCGATCATCCCCTTGGTTCCACCAGCAACAGCGGTCACACTTGGCGCAGCAGGCGGGGTAAACCCGACTGGCCGGACATCGTACGTCGAACCACCTGGAATTGGGTACGCTACCTGCACAGCGTCTGTCGCGGTCAGCGCCGCTAAAATCGCCGCGCCATTAATCTTCAACGGCCCGCGCCCTGCGGAAAAAATCGCTTCTTCGCGGTAAACAATCGCGTTTCCCGCATATTGGGACACGCGCTCCGGCCTTCGCCGGGTAATCGAATTCAAATTTGGCACGCGCCGCACTGCCGTTGTTGCTCCTGTCGCGGTTGCGGGCGGGTCAATCACAGCGTTCAGCCCATCAATCTTCTGAATCAAATGCAACTGCGCCCCCAACAAAACATGCTGATAAGGCGCAAGGTCGTTAGCAGGAGTCCCGCCGCTGAATGTAATATTCGGACTATTTGCCGTCAGCGCCGCCGTGTAACCCATCAACTGATTTGCGTTGGTTTCGCTCAAGTCCAACCATCCGCCGAACACGCGCGAATACCCTTCAGCCTCAAAAATCACGTTCTCACCCGCAATGCAGGTTCCGGGCACGTTTACGCCCAGCGCCTGATTCGGCTGATACTTGCGAATAACGTATTCTTTAGGCGGGTACTTGAACATCGGCTGCAACCAAGTTGGCAAGGGTCGTGATCGCGTCGTCTTCAAATTCTTCCGGCAACGGGTAGTTGCCTGAAAAATCAAAGCTATAATTGGCCAAAACGGTAATGGCAGACATCTCGGTCAGACTGCCGGAGCCACGTTTTTTAGTCAGCAGGTAATTATTCAACACGGCGCAGTAACCAAAATTAGTATCCAGCGGCTGGTAAAGGGACGACGGCTCGCGCTTAAAAACCAGCGGATACTTTCTTTCACTGTCTTCGCTGTCAAAAAACACCCCCCAAGGCAATCCACCAACCAGCAAGTTACTTAACGCCGCGCCAGCCATTTGAACTTGTCCATTAGTCAACGCGACATCGTTCCAGGCTGTCCGCATTCTCCCGCGTCGGTGCGGATCAGACGCGACATCCATCGAAAACCGCTGGCTGGCCTGCGGAATCAACAACGCCACCCTGTCCACAAAAATCCGGGATTCTTGTTCGGTGCGCCCTTTTCGCGCCTGACGCGCAGCCCGTTCTGCAAATTGCTGTACTGTGATTGCCATAACAAAAAAAACATCCGAACTGAGCAACTCAACTTGTGCTCAATTCGGATGCTGGCCCCGTCTCAAACCGCACAGCTCAACCACGGCTTGAAACGCGGCGGGACACTTGTCGAAAACTATACTTTGGCGTCGTTCGAGAATGCCCTACATGGTAACCGGAGCAAAACTCACACCTGTAAACCGCCAGCCGGTGATCGTGATAAACCCGCCGCGCTCGTTTCAATGCAGTCATTGCTTCGCCGTGACTGTGATATTGCCGCTTCCGGGTGCATCCTCGATACCGTCGCTTGGATTCGCGCATTGACGAACTTAGATTTCAATCGGAAACAATAACGAGGCGTCACAAGAAATCCGCGTCGGCTCCTGCACGCGAGTCAAACTGGCTCCACTGACTTGCACAACCACCGAAGGAAGCGGCGCATTTCCGTTTAATTCCAGCGCAGAACCGGTAACTGTAAACGTGACATGCAATTCCCAATTCCCTTCAACAATGCCCTGTTTTTGAATTGCCATTTCGGTCAACTCCTGATGGCTCAATGCAATTTGTGTCACTTGTGGCATTATTGTGCAGTTCCATTTTGCCGATAGTAATCGTTTGACGTGACCGTGATGCCCAAATCCTGAAGCAGTTCGCGTGCCGTCGCAAAATGCCCAGCGGCAGCGCCTTCTCTGCCACTGGCGGAAGTCAGCGACAGAATGCCGCAAGCCATTTGGACAACTACCTGAACAAATTCGTCTGGCACGGCGCACACATCCAACAACGAATCGAACAGCGTGCTTAGCTGCGACGGATCGTTGATTGGGCGGGGGTAATCGTAATACTCCACCGTTACCGGCGTAACCGTTGAATGAAGCACTCCGCCATCAATCGCGTAATAGTAAACCTCAACCCCGTTCAGCGAAGCGGCATCGCGCAAGGCTTCGTCAACCTCGTTCGCCGACAGGTGCGGTTTCAACTTGCGCGTTACACCGCTGACCGTCGCGGTGAAATCGCCATACGGCCCCATCGCGCTTGGCAGATTGCCCAAATGAGCAACGCTGGCGGTTTGCCGGTACAGCAATCTACGCGGATGCCCGTCGGTCAGACAGATGAATCGAACTGTTTGCTGATGCGCTTCGACGATCGCATCACGAACCTTTGCGCGAAAAAAACCTTCATCGCCAACCTGCGCGTTTGTCAGCGCGCTGGTTTGCGTGTAGATCGTTTCGCGGTCAGATTCCTGATTGCCGCCCAAAGCATTCAGCGTCGCGTAAACCTGCCGTTCAATTTCCAGCCATGGAACTGCCATTACCCTCGCGCTCCGCCGCCCCAAATCCACAGATCGGGCTGCTGGCTAAATTGTTCAAAATCGTCCGCATATCCAGGAATATACCCCGTGCCGACTTCGCGGTTATTCCAAATCCACGAATCAAACGCCGCCGCAAATTCAATTTCCTGCTTTTCCAACCGGCCTTCCAGTGCTCGTCGGCGAGACTCAAACGCATCTTCTGCCGTCTGCGGAGCCAAGTCTTTGGCCAGCGCCGACCACTCGCACGCGCCAATTGACGCCAGAGCGGCTTTGATAACGGCATACCGATGGAACGGCCCGTTGACCGGCAATTGATCGCCCAGGTTTGGCGTTTTGATCTCGCCGGATTCCCACCACAACCGCAAGCAACGGGTATCCGGCCACGGTTGCAGAAATTCTAGCTTCGGCTGACGAGTCTCGGCGTCAAAGTAATAAATCGCCGCATCCACGCCGCGAAACGCTTCCATCTCGCGCCGATCTACAAGCTCAACCTTGTGCGTAATCGCGCGCGAATTAGCCGGGTCGTACGTGTGCAACCGGACTGGCTTGCCGTACGTTTGCCCGGCGGCAATTGTGTACTCTGTTTCATTTGCGCCCAGCGTGATTTCCGTCGAACGATTCGCCCAGCCCGTGCCAGTATTGTTCGCCTGAATGTGCAAGAGCTGGCACACGTCGGCCAGCTTTTGCATCAGAAAATCATCAGACGGGGCATAACCGTCTGGCTCTTGAAGGGCCAGACGGATGTCAGCAATGGCGCGGTCGTATTGAAACACCGGTTACCGCTTTCCTTTATTGTCCGTCGCTTGCGGTTTAGTAACCGCTTCGACGCCCAGTCGAACGCCTTCCGCAATCGCCGTTTTCAATGCTTCCGCAAACATCTCCTGCTGAGGCATCACATTTGCGGACTGCAACTGCCCGCGCATCACTTCAGCGCGCAGCGCGTCGGCTTCGGTCTGCGTCGGATCAATCCCGGCGTATTCACAAATCCGCAGATCGTAACCATCCGGGTGCGCCGTGAACGACTTGTCGCCATTGGCTGCCCGCATAATTTCGATTTTCCGCCCCTGCCAATACAGTTCACAGGCGCGAACAGCCTCATCGCTCAGCTTCATGATTTCTCTGGCTGCACCGACAACCAGCCTATCATCCGAGTATTGATCCAGCGCCGCTCTCACTGCCTGAATTGTGTCCAGGTAAGTGCGAACCTGCGTTGACCCAAACAGCCTGGCTTGCGTGGCGCGAATTTCGCTCGCCGACTTGTCGCGCAACGCCACAATTTCACGACACCCCAACTCTGCGTACGTTTGCAGCACGCGCGCCAGCGTCAAATCTGTCCCCACCAACACCGACGCCAGTCGAGGCTGAGGCAATCTTCCGTTCGCAGGCAAGTCGCCCCAGGTGGATTGGTCGTTAGGGTCAGGCGACACGCGATGCCGTGCGTGAACCGGCACGTCTCTGACTGGATGCCATTCTTCTCGCAACGCCAGCGTCGCTATCACACCAAACGGAATTGGCGGCAATTGCGTCGAAGTGATGACTGCCACCAACGGCGAAAAAATAACTCGCGTCGCATCAGGGCGAACATCGCTATTGCTCTGCGCCTGATGCCTTAGTGCGGGTTCTTGAATATACATGTCAGGAGAAAATGTTGACTCCATTAAACCTCCGCAGGCTTCCTTCCTGCCGGATTATGGGCGCTCATAAAATGAAACGGCCCGTGATGTTGTTCGGTGACAGATTGATCCAAATTCGCAAATTTGCTTTGCCAAAATTCTGCCAATTCTTTTCTGACAGCTTCTTTTTGCTGCCGTTTTTTCTCGGTCAAATCCCGCATTCGCTGAGCCAGCAATCGCTGTTTTTCTTCCGCCGTGCGAGCCTGATTTGGTGCGGTCTTAAAAAGCGACTGCATCTGTCGCCATCTGGCGGCCAGATATTTCAAATCCATCGGGTCGGGCAACCGAAAATACCCGTTGCACTCGTACCCTTGCTCTGCGTTCCACTTGCAACAGGCAGATTGCTGCGGATCAAGATGATCGTGATCCAGTATCCGCATCAACTCTTCCCAGTGCTCGCCAAACGCCGCCTTGTACGAGTCCGATGAAACGATTTGCTGCTGCCAAGTGCCACGACTACCGCAAGTCGGACAGGCATCGTCTTTTTCACCACAAGACCCGCCACAGCTTGCGCAAAGCAAAACGGCCAGTTTTTCAACCCCAGACTCCGCAAACGCTGTTGCATTTTCCGGCAGCGACACTCGCCCCTCAATCACGTACCGAGGCGCGGCTACATACTGCGAACTAATAACAGCTTGCCCGTGCTGATCTTCACCGCCCTTTTCGATCACGTGCGACAGATAGCGCGGATACCAATCGCCGGAATAGCGATTGAAACACTTGGTCTTTTCCCAATCTTGCCCCCAAACGATTCGCACATTTGGCGACCCGTCAGGCGCGACTCCAAAAATACTGTTCAGCCCTTCTTGAAACCGTGCCAAGTCAGACTCACCCATCGGGACAACCATTCGCGGATGCCACTTGTTCGGGTTGTTGATTTCAGCGTACAGCCGGGGATTCAAAGCTTATCTACCTCAATTTCAATGAAAAAATACTGCCCAGCCGCAAGCGACGACGGCACAGACACCCGCACGTCTACGCTGGCTGACGGTTGCAAAGTTACGGCGTACGAACTTGCAGCCGGAGTGATATTGCCCGCCAAAAGCCTGACGTTTTTAGGCGCGCGCCCACCTCCAAGCAGAATGTCAGCGTTTCCTCCTACACCGTCACCAGTGATTTTTCGACGCTCCCAAAGCTTCCCTTCAGTGCCGGGGAATATCGTTCCCCCTTGAGGGTTTTTATCTACCTCAATTGTCAACGCCATAATTGCTCCTCGAAAAAAAAAGCGGGCGAGCCAACGAAGGCCCGCCCAAACAGTTCTCGTGAATGAGTGAAAGAGAAAATTTAATTAAGCGCCAAGTCTCATGTTACCATAGGTCACGTTGTTGGACGTCCCCAGATTGGTAATACAATGCACCTGATTTGGACTCAAAACTCCAAATTGCTCAATTGCGCCGTAATTCATCGTAAACGCCGAGGCGTTTGTGCCGTTCGATCCAGCGCCCGCCTTAATGCGCAACGTCAGCCCGTCCTCTTTTATCATTTGAGGCTCGGACAAGTACGCATACACAAACGCATCTCGCTTGCCAATATAGATCGTGTCGGGGTCGCATTTCGGGAAGCACTCAAAAACGCTTCCGCGATAACGTCCGCCTTTGATCTCCATGTCCAGTTCTTTCGGCGGAGCGCTCAAGCGAATAAAACCATAGCCTGCGGCAGCCCAGTTTGTTTCCTGCGCGGGGTGCATCCAGTGGAAAGCCTGCGCGTCCATTTCCTTGCCGAACCGCAGCGTCATCTTGTCTTGCAATCGGCGTCGCAGCGACAGCGAGAATTCACGCTGGCCAGCGTCTACATACACACCGTTCCACTCCGGCTTGTTAACCGTGTACACGCCTTGCCAGTACGTTGGACGGGGATAACGGCCCATAAAGGCCATCCCCTTAAACCCAAGCCCGTACGAACCAGACGGAACCACACGCAACGCGCCGGACGGAGCAGCGCCTAAAGCAGACGTCAGGTCAGCATAAGGAATTGCAGCGTCTTTCACCACAAAACCTTCCTTGAATTGAATACCCGACGCGACCGGCGACGACGGAGACGCCGGGTTAATCAGGTCGTATTTCGTCAGTGGACGTATCATTTCCGCGCCCAAGTGATAACCAGGCGACGTGCCGTCTGGCGTAGTCTCAAAATACAATCTCGTGGTTGTGTGAGTGGAGCCAGCGTCAAGCGTGGCAATGGCTCCGTCGCCGTTGCCCCAGAAATGCACTTCAGAATCTTGCGCATGCAATTCAATCATGTCCTGCATTTGCTGGCCAAAACTGATTTCCGAGTTTATTCCCTGCTGAAGCGCCTGATACGTGAACCGATCCATTTCCATCGAAACGGCATTTTCTGTCAGATAAATAAACGAATGCTCGTAACGAGTTTCAATACCAGACGGAAAATCGCCGCCCGGCAAAATAAACGACATCGCACCGATCTGGCCGGTTTTGAAAGTTTGCCGCAACCCTTTTGGGCCGACTTTTTGTTTTTTGACAAGAGACTTCATGGCTGTCAGGCCAGGAGTCTCAGTTTCGTATAATTTCTGAATCGCCCCTTCCAACCGTGTTTCGTTGAAAATTGCGTCCAGCTTTCCATAGCTGATATTCATAAAAAACCTCTAAGTTATGAAAACGTAGTTATAAAAGTGGAATTAACTTCCGATATAGGGAGAAAGATTTTGGAACGCTTCCGCAAAAGCGTCGGCCACCGTTAAATTGTCTAGACCATTGCCTTGCGGCGAATTGGCTACCTGACGGGAATAAAGCGGAACAGCGGGAGCTTTGCGCGGCTGTGGTTGCGATTGTGGCGCGGCGGCTTTTTTCACGGATTGGCCAGTGGCTTTTTGCCAATCGCCCAGATACTGTCGAATCGCTTTTTCCGCATGCCTGGAAAGATCGCCTTCGATCCGCGCCAGCAACGGCTGATTGCCTTGCTTCGCTGCCTCTTTTGCGCGGTCATAAACCTGCTTAGCCGACGGGTCGGACGCAAAAAAGTTCTTAAGTTGCATTTGAATAATCTGGGCGGGGTATTGCCCTAACTTGTAGGTGTCCGTCAGCCGCTTCGAAACGTACTGCTCAATATTTGACTCCCACGCGGCTGCGCGAGCCTCTGATTGTTCACGCTGCTGAGCTTCAATTCGCTTGGTGATTTCCTCAACTTGTTTGGCCTGCCTTTCGTCAGCTTCAGTCAATTTATTTTGAAGCTCCGCTGCATTTTTTCGCTGAGTCAGATTGTCTAGTAACTCGTCAGTTGTTGCTTGATTCAGCCGTCCGCGCAATCCAGGAGGCAACGAATCATAAAAAGGCCTTAAATCGCTTGGCAGCCCCTCTCGAACCGCCTTGTCTACGGTATTGTCGGCAATCCCAAAAAATTCGCCGTCTGGTCCAACCAGCCGATATTGATCTTTCAACCCGAAATCGTTGCCAAAATGCTTGTAAACAGCCGGAGCCAACGCTTCCAGCAGCGCCGTCCGTTGCTCTTCCAGTTTCCCGATGTATTGCTGAGCCTGATACCGCACTGTTTCGTTCTCCGGCTGATACACCGCCAGATCGAAATACGGGTGCGACCCGTCCAAAAACGCGGTCAACTGATCGCCAATTTCCTGAATTACCTCTGGCGCGCGATAATTTGCCACTGCGCGCACCACTTGAGTCATTGGCCCGTTTTGAGGGTCAGGGTAAGCGTCCTGCAATTTCAGCAACGATTGGTACACTGCCGTCGGCGAGGTTTCGCCCGGCGTAAAAAGCGCCGCGCCAAAATCGCCCAGCGTTTGCAACGCTTCGACCGATCCAACTTTGCTTGCTGCTTCCTGAATTTCAGTGATCGTTTGCAGGTTTTGTTGCAAATAACTGTTTGTCTGCATGGCGTAGCTCCACGCAGCCTGCGGATCGCTCTCCGCCAACGCCGCCAGCTCCTCTGGCGCATACAGTCTTTCAATCGTTGCAGGCGTGTCTGCAAAACTGAATTCAGGCAGCTCGTCGCTAATTTGCTCTGCTTCTGCTTGCTGATCGTCTGACTGATCGGACGGCGTCATCGTGGCCGGAACTTCTAACGGTGAAGCTGTCACCTCTGGCGGCGTTCCCGCATTGCCAGAAAAAGCAGAGTTAAATTCGTCCGCTACACTTCCAAAAGAATCCGACGGCACGGAAGCGTCCGCGCTTAAAACTTGGGTTTCGTCCATAAAATCCAAAAAAAAAGCGACTCAGCGCAGCAACGCTGAGTCGTCAGAAAGAAGGTGATAAATGATAGCTACTACAGAAAAAAACTTTTACTTGATTGCGCCAAGAACAATTGCGGCACAGCACATTTCAAACACGGGCAACGATTCGACGTTTGCCGCTCGTTCCTTGAACAAGCCGCGCACCTCTGGCCGCAAATCGTCCCACGCCTCAAACTGGCCTTCCACTTGACCGGCCATCAATTCGTAAGCCCTTTGCGCCAATGTCTTTTTAGGGGCGAGTTCAACCAAAAGAGGCTTGGTCGGTAACGCCGACTCTTCCGAATCCTTCTTCAAAACTTCTGCCGTTCCCAAAACTTCCGCTCCCGAAGCTTCCGCTACCTCTTTGCGCTTGCTGGCCATTGCTTGCTCCTTTCAGCATTTGCTGATCAATTGCTTGTTGTTGATTCAAGGCGCTCTGTTCCACAACCGACGGTTCACCTGTCGGCGCGTTATCGCCCCTGTTAAATTCATTGACGCCCTGCGGCTTGAACGGTGTCAGCAACCCCGCACCAATACTCGCCGCCTGCGCCATATACTGCCGCTCCATCGCAATCGAAGCGACGTTTGCTTCAATGTGCAAATGAATCGCCTGCCGAATTGGATTCGGCAGCGAGTACCCTTCTTCACCGCTCAACGTTTCGCGCCAGAAATTGATGCGCGCCTCAGCGCCTAATTCGTACGGATCAACCGGCATCAGTGCGTAAAGCATTTGCGGATCGGCTGTTCCTGCGTCAAACGCCTGCTTCATCGCGTCGAGCGCGTCTAAACAACGATCCAACTTTTCGTCCAGATGTTCGTTGAACAAATCCACGTCAAAAATTTCATTGATTTGCCGTCTAATTTCTGGCGTGTCTTTCCCCAGTTGCTGCGCCAGTGTTGCCGCTTCCAGCGCGCCCCGAAGCTTTTGCTGCCGCTCCATCGGAATATCCACCGCCACAGACCCTGGCCTGATAACCCACAGCCATCCGCAATCCCGCAAATCGGCCATTTCCAGTTCGCGCGCGACTCGTGACGATCGCTTGCCGTCGAGCACGGTCAACAGCCGCTTTTCGCCGTAATGCTCCAGCGCCAACTCTGCGGCGCGCGTCAGCACGCTGCGCTTGAACTGGGCAAAGTTGGCCAAAAACGGCACGTGAATGCCCATCTGCTTGTTGCTGGCGATTCGCGCACCAGTGGCTGTCGAATTGTCTGCGCCGGGCAGAAAGTTCCCGCCCATAAAGCTTTTTGTGGCGCGCTGCATCCCCTCGTTCAGCTTCTCCAACAGGTACGGCGCAGCCGACGAAATCTGAGGCATCTGCATGACGCCAAAATGGCGACTAATATCCTTGTCGGCCAACACTGCCGACGGCACGGGCACAATCCGCCGCTGCAACACTGCCGGATTTGGCGCAATCCGCTCGTTGATAAACAGCACAGGCCTGGCTGTCTCGCGCACGTGGTTGTACATCATTGAGTGAACAACTGTGCTTTGACGCTGATACTCCGCGGCGGCGTCAATCCCTTTTCCAATTTTTTCGCCGACTTGCACACTGAACAGTCCGTCTTGAAACCGATCTCGATGCGACTCGTTTCGCCCGGCCAGAAAGCTATTTAGCCCCGGCGCAGTTGTCAGCACTAACCCTTTTTCAAAAACCTCACTGAGCCGCTCGCCCGCCGGAATAACGTCGCCTGTGGGTAACTCTACGTCACGGTCAGAGGCGTGATAACACAACATCTCCGGCTCAAGATAAAAATCCTGCAACAACACTGCGTCGTCGTTTTCGATTCCGTTTTGCCCAGCAGCGTAAGCTTCCGCACGACGCAACACGCGCTCACCGTGCATCCACTCGTCTTTCCAATTGTTTGTCACCCGGTCGCCAAGCTTTCCAAACAATGCCTCAACATGCTCTTTCGGCAAATCGCGTTCAACATACCGATACGGGCTGAACCGCGCGCCAGTCGTCAACGAAAACCGCTGCGCCCACAAACTGACAGGACGTCCAACAATTTCACCTTTCTCAGCCCAGCCTTCTGATTTCAAATACTCGTGAGACAATGGCGCTATTTCCTGGCCAACCATTTCCCCACCGCAATGCGGGCACACCTCCGCCCCGTCGCTCATCGTCGCGCCACAGCCAACACACTCTTGATATTCCTCGCCTGGATATTCAGCTTGGTCGAATTCCTGGTGCCACTCCAAGCCATCGCCGGAGTCTGGATCAAAAAACAGCTCTGCCGTCCAATGGCCGGTCACTTGCCCCAGCTTGGCGTACTCTTGTCTGAATTCTCCCGTGAACAAAACTTCGTCCAATCGGTCGCGCAGCAAATTCATTCCACGGGTTGCCCGCCGACGCGCAGCGTCGTCTGTGACCAGCGGGACCGCTTCTAGCTTTGGCTCTGCGCTCATCAACTGCGCGGCCACGTCGTCGTGGTAAAACTCCAGGACGTTCATCTCGTAAATCGGATCGCCCTTTTCGACGCGGAAAAACTGGAACCCAAAAGAGTTCTTGTTCACATACAGGCCGAGATGGCCTTTGATGTACAACGCCGTTCGCAACGTTTTCAAGTAACGCGCTTTCCACTGTCCTTCTTGCCGTTTCAGCAATTGCTGAGTCAGCCTTAGAAAGTGTTTCTGGAAATCCACGCGCTCGACTCGATCTTTCTTCACCTGGTCGGGATCTGCGCCACTGGCCGCAAGCGCCTCAGCGCCGACAATTCCAGAGTATCCCAAATTGGAAAGAGTCAAACCTATTGCAACACCTCAAGCGGCGACGCGCCGCCATATTGAGCCAGCCAAGCCCGTTCCGGCTCGTCTATGTCTCCAACGTCTTTCAGCCAACACTCGTACATCGCTTGCTCTGCCGGACTCCACCGGCTCGCCATCTGCTCAAACGCATTCGGCGCGCCCAAATCCAGCGTCTTTGTTTGCAGAGGCATTTGCTGAATCGGCTCTTCATTCCACTTTGCGCCCATCGCTTGCACAAACAAATCGCGGAACCGATCGCGCTCTCCCCTTACGACAGATAGTTCCGTCAGAGCGCGATTCAGTTCCGCTTCTTTGTCAGCCAGCCTTTGTTCAAACTGGCCAACAACTGATTTGTGGTGCGCGTTGGTAATCACTGCGTGAAAGAACTTGGACGGTATTCGCTCGGCAAAGCCGAATGCCCGGCCAACCCTTGCGCGAACGCAATCGCGTCGGCGCGATTCGTCCAGGCGACCACCACAGCATCTGCCGCCGCTTCGCCTTGTGCAGAACCAGCCGTCGTATTCGCAGAAGTTCCCGCTGTCGTGATACCGGTCGAAGTACCATTGGCCAACGAGATATTCAACGTCGCGTCGTTCGCCGCTTTTGACGTTCGGGTCAACACGATTGACGCACCTGAACCGCTCACAGCAAACAATGCCGTAATCCGGCTGTCGGCGGCCAGCGCGTCGCGCACCTTTTGCGCCCACACAGACGGGGTATCACCGTTCAACACCGCGACTGACAGGGTAATCGGAGAACCCGACATCCCAGCCGCAGTGACAATTACAGTCGCGTTGCCAGAACCGGAAACTGTTCCAGCAGCAGTCGCAGTCTCAACCTGCGCCGCGCCAGATTTGGCGACCGCAGCAGGCTTGACGTGCGTTTTCAGGTTCAGCGCATGTCGCCGAATCTGTTCTCGCCTGTCGGCGTCCTTCCCTGGCGCAAGCGCAGCAATCGTGTCGTAAAAATTATCCCAACCAGTCTGCGCATTGATAACTGAGTCGGTCAAATCCGACGTCAAATTTTGCAGCGTAAAAAGCAATTGCTCGCCAGCGCGTTGACTCTCGTACATGGAAATATCAGGCATAGCCCCTCCAAATAATTGCGGTATTAAAACTTAAGCCGGAAAGCTTTTGTAACTTTCCGGCTTGATAAAATCTTTTTGTTACGCCAACCGATCCAGCACATCCCAAACTTCGTCGGATCGTTCCTTGCGAATCTGATCTGCTGCCCGACGGTGCCAAGACGACGACTGAATTTCGCCTTCCAAAATTGGCTGCACCGCGTCGGCTAAATGCGCCGCTCCCTGCTGGCGCTGATCCTGCTGCCACTGCTGAATATCGCTCCGGGCGCGCCGGTCGGCTTTTTCTTCGTCGGTTAACGCCGCAACGCTTGGCCCCCAGTGCGTCCCAATTGCACGAAGCGTATCAATCGCGTCGTCTTTGATCTTTGCCGGGCGCATTTTGCCGAGCGGCTTCCCGGCTTCTTCCGGCGGATAGTGATACGCCGGTAATTCTTCCCGGAGCAGTTTGAATCCGGCGTCGGTTTTCGACGGCGTAACAAACCAGCCGCCCGTGCGGTCATTCAACACGCATTCGTATTCGCCAGGCGCTGCCACAATCAAAATCCGCGTCCGCCCATTCAATTGCGGTCGAATTGGATTTGCCTTGCGCGGCTCAATCAACAGCATCCACTCTTTCAACTGCGGAATGCCGACATCGTAATCCGTGCTCCACGGCTGCCAGTCTTCGCCGTGCTCTTCCAAAAACGTGTCGCGAACATCCTTCGCTTCGTGCGAGTGCTCAGAAAATTCGTAATACCGCGTAAGCTCGCCGCTTTCGTCGCGCAGCCCTAACCGCTTTTCGATTTCTACAATCTGCGGCTGCGCCTGCCCGACCGCCGCACCTGTCGGCGTAATCTTGTGACACGAGAAAATAAACGTCGTGTCGGCTAGCGGATAATTCGCGCGCGGCCTGGCCGCGTGAGTCACAACCCACGGATGGCCGTCCGTTTGGCCGTAATCGTGCGTTCGACACCAGTTCCAGTCTTGAGGAATCTGATACGACCCGTCCGCTTTCAAAAACTTGTGTTCCAGCCGGAATTGCCGATAAAACGCAATCAATTCGTCCCAGGTAATCAGGCAATATTCTTCCTTCCACTCCGGGAAGACTTTACCCGGCTGCGAAGCGTCATAATTGCGCTCAATTTCTTGTGCGACTTGTTGCTCGGTCATCGGCGGCCCCGTGTAGCCAAATCGAAGCGAATCAAACCACCGCTTGTCTTTCCACGGATGCTCGCGCCAGTCCATCGTGAACACGTTCGCATTGCCAGAGTGCCGCCACTCAGCGTACTTGTTGAACCGGCCTTCCGGCGTAGCCAGTGCCAACAACGAACGCGCTGTTTGACTCAACGCAGTGTATTGCGGATAGCCACCAAACGGCCAGGACGCAAATTCGTCCATCAACACGACTGTTCGGCGACGCTGGCGACCGACCTTTGCTGTCGGCGCAGAACCAGTGATAACCGAATCGTTCATCTGATTAGCGATGTTCATATACGGAAGGTCTTTGTCTAAAGAAAAACCTTCCGGCAGCATCCATTCCGGCAACAGCCGGATTTGAAATCGCACTTTTTCAAATAACGTGTCGGGGTCTTTTTTCGAGTCAACCAAGTCCTCAGTTGCCGAAGTCAACATTGCCGAAAACCCTGATCGAAACCGCCATTGCTTAACAATCCAACCCAGCGCGCCGACCGTCGCACCCATATCGCGAGCCTTTTCAACCAGCCCAGATGCCCGCTGATTGAACACCAGCGACTCAACCCAGCCGATATATCGCTCCTGAAAGTCAAACAGCGAAAACGGCATTACCTGAAGCGGCGCATCCGGTCGAGGGTCAAAACCCCAAGCGTAATACTTGAACCAGTGCAGCGTGCCGTTCACGCCGTCAGCACACCGCTTTAGCTCCGCGTCAATCTGCTGCGGAGTCTGAATCAGGTCAAAATACCGGAACCGCTCTTCGGCCAACTCCGCTGCGCGCGTCAACTGCCAAGCAATTAACTCAGCCTGATATTCACGCGCATGAAATTCAACTTCCGTGCTGTCGCGAAACGGCTGACTTCTGACCAGCGCCTGCGCGTCCGCAATCAATTCTCTGGCCGCCGCCGAAGCTTCCAGCGCGCCTCGCAGCCGATCACCAATTTGACCAGAATTCATTTTCACCGCCGACGCAGGGCGTCGCAGGCTGAGCCGAGTTCGCGTAACCGCAACCTGTGTCTTGTAATCCAACAATCGTCAATTCAAATACCGCGCTGACGCAGGCTCAGCTTCAACCACAATGTCGCGCGCCAGCTCTGGCGTCCACCCTTCAGAAACCAACTTGGCAAGCTCTGCCTTCCATCGCGCAGTATCGTCTTCGTTTTGTTTCGGCTGCTGTAACAGCCCCATCATTTGAGCAAGCCTATAAGCCGCTGCCTGCGAGTCATGCAGCTCAATTTCAGTTACTGTTTCACCGCTTTCAAGTTCTCGGATTTTCAGCTTTCTAACTAGCCGAGACAGGTCTTGCTGCTTTGCAAGCTTTAAGTCAAATTTACCGTTGGCAAAACAGTTTTCCAGATCACCGAAATCAGCCCGAAGATGGTCCGCAAGCAAGTAATACAGCTCGTCAGCGCTTGCCTTCACACCCTTTAACCGCTGACGCACTCGCTCCTGAATCTGATCCTGAACCTTAACATTCCTTAACAGCCGGTGAGCCTTCACAGGCAACGAATTTGACGTGCCAGATATTCCAGCTTTTCGAGCAGCGTCCGTAGCATTTTTGTTGCCATTGGCAACATAATTTTCAACAAACGCTTCCTGGCGCGGCGTCAGTTTTGCTTTGTCGTTTTTCGCTTTCGGCTTTACTGGCCCTACTGCTTTTCTTGCCTTTTTTGCCTTTTTTTTGGCTGCCATCACATCGTCGCGGGCACACCGCCCGGCCCCTCAAACTGTCCCCATCGCTCAAAAACGTCTGCGTCGGGCAATGGAGCAACAGGCGCATACTGCCGCCTAACCTCTTTGCGGTAAAATTCGCCGCGAATCATCGGCGCTTGCCTGTCAATTCCAATCCACGACGTGTAAATCCAGTAGTCCTGATTACTGGAATTACTCAACCGCAAAACGCCATTTCTTAGCCTTGCACGCACTCCAAAAGCCACTCGCGCCAGTCGGTCTGACCGCCGCTCTTTTTCAAGCACTTCAGGAACAATCCAACCCGACGCAACTGCGTTTCTCCATTCCTTAGCGTTGACAGTCGTGCTTCCGCAAACTCCCCAAAAAACTTTGTACGGACGCCGACGAGTCCCGTGTTTCGTTCCAGGAAAAGCCATAAATCAAAATCGCCGCCACTAAACACACCTCTGCGAGGCAGGTTTAGTGACGGCGAGCAAAGCTCCAGCCAATTAAATTGAAATAGGATTTTGGCGAACTGGTAGGCGACCAAAGAATACAGAAAAAACACCCAAACTGCAATTTATTTTCGCCATACGTCTTGACGCTTTAAGCGTCAAGACGTATGTTCTCACCATCGCAAGCGCGAGAAAGCAAAAGGGAGTGCGGCAAACACTCCCAGACCACAACCTTCAGAACTTTAGGAGATTGAAGATTATGACCACCGCAACAAATAACACAGCCGCTAATCAAGTTTCAATCACAGCTTTTTTGAGCGAAGACGCCCCCGGCGACAATCAAACCAGCTTTCTCTGCACGCTGGACGAATCCGGCCAAATTCAAAAAGCCGAGCGCCACGCATACACAATCACAACGCTCTATCACGGCTCGCACCGTGCAGGCGACGACGATACTTATCCTGATTTTGAATCAGCTTACGACGCTTTTGAAACTTACGTTTCTGAAGACGAAGACGCCGATGCCGACGACCTGCCGACGCCAGAAGACGCCCTCGCACTTATCGAAAAAGGCGAAGACGTAGAAGTGCGGTGCGGAACACAGCCAAGCGGGTTTGGAATATATTACTGCCTTACAAAAGCGACAACCGAGGAGCCGCTTGTTGACGCGCCGATCTACGAAGACGCAGACGGGCGCGAAATCTCCATCTGCCACGAAGATGCAAGTAACATGTTCGTCGTTCAGGTTAAGAATTTGAACGGAACCTTCTCAGTGTGCTCTTTGGACGGCGAGACCTATTCCGCCGCTCGTAGCTGGCAAATCCTTGACCGAGTTCCTGAAGCTGTCCGAGAAGACGTGGAAGCCACTTGGGAGGTGAGCGCGTGAACCACCGCCTTAAAACTGCAATCGCACGCCTCAAGCGCGAAATCGCCGCGCTTGAGGCACTGCCAGAGCCTCGCAAAAAAGACTACGCAAAAGAGCAGTATTACAAAAGAGCGATCACACTGCGGAAGCACGCAATCGCTTGGCGGCACACAAAAATCAAGGAATATGAAGAAAGATGCGATGACTAATAAAACTTGCTCAAAATGCCTACAAGCAAAGCCGCTGTCAGAATTTAACCGGCACGCACGCGACGGATACTCGCAGCCGTGCAAGGAATGCAAGAAACAAAAACAAAAGACTCAAGCCGAAATAGACGCAATTAAAAATTGGAAGAAAACACCTCTAGGCAAGGAGTCCGCGCGGCGCTCAGCAAAAAAGCATTATTGGTCGCACCCTGAAAAACGCCGTGCTTATCACAAGGAATACTATTCGCTTTACCGCGAAAAGTATTTGGATCGTTACACAAAATCGAACCGGAAACAGCAACACCTGCGAAGGCTAACCAAAGCTTTTGCAACTATCGCCCAGGAGGCAATCCTTGAACTTCAAAACAATCACCAATCTTGAAATCGCCGAAGAAACCGACCGGATAACCGGCCAGATCGTTCAATACTTTAGTCTCCGCTCACTGGAGCTTTTAGGAATCCAGTGCGAAGTGCCAGACGGGCAGGAGTGGATTCGGCTGAAGCTGGCCGAGCTATTCAACCACGTGACCGGCGTCGCGCCGATCCACTACGCGCCAGACGTAGCACAGGCAATCTGCGAAGCCTTGTTCGTCTCGCCAGGCACAGCCGGAGGCGAATACAAAATTCCCAAAAAGTTCTGGGACACGCTGACAGGGCGAGCTGTCTGGTTTGTACAACTGCAATCTTCGCCAGACGACACATTGGTTGAATCTGAAGACGCTTGTTTACTGCTCGGAGTCAGCCGAGAAACGCTCCGCCTTTGGCGCGAATCCGGCAAACTGGCTGCCGCCGACCAGGGAGGAGCGACAGGCGGTTTTCGATACTACTTGAAAGATTTGCGTAAGATATAAAGCAAAAGAGCCGGAGTGATCCGGCTCTTTCTTCTTGTTTTGGCGTTTAGTTTGCCTACCAATCCACCAAAACAAAATTTCAGCGAACGTGAGCAAGCGCCCATCGCACAACAGCGGCAATCCCTGTTAGCAAAGCCACTGTCACGCCAATAACCGGCGCATTTTTCCGTAACCAGCCCCAGAACGTACGATCTGCAAGCTTGGTTAAATCCGCTGCAACGGTTTCAATTCGCGCCTCAACCGCAACGACCTTGCTTGTCACGTCGGTTAACTGCTTTTGCAGTTGAGTACGAAAATCGCTTGTGATTGTTGACTGATCGCGCCACAGCGACTCTAACCGGTTCAGCGTCTCAAGCATGTGACCGTGCTGAGTCGTCAACACGGCTACCTGGATCGCTAAATCGTCCACTTTTCCGCTGGTCTCTTTCAGCGCCATCGCCGACACCTCAACGGTTGATACTGCGGTCATATTTGCCTCCGGGCACACAGAGGGAGAGTTTATTTACACAGGCAACCGTTTATTGCCCGCTCGTGGCTTGCAACGCCTTCCACGCTGCCGCAGCCTCGTCGTCATGCGCTTTCGCCAAATCCAGCAATTCCTGATCGTCCAAACCTGCGCGCGACTGAATATCGTTCACAACGACAACACCACGGCCCAGCAAAAACTGGGCAAACGCCAAGATTGCCAAGGCTCTTTCAGTACCTGTCAGCTTATCCAGTTCGTCAGCCTGCTGTTTAATAATTTCGTTCAGCTTAGTAGCCATAGCTTTCTCCTTTTGCGTTTTGAAGTGTTTGCCAATCGGCGGGTAAAATCAGGAAAGAAGTTTTTGCAGGAACAGCTTTCAGGCGATTCAAGAGAGAGGTCAGTCCCTTGGCCGTATCTCCGGCTGCGGCAAACAGCGCATTGAACGACGCTCGCGTTGAATCAGTCAAATTCGGAAACAGCGTCTTATCTGCTGTTATTGCCTGCGCCGCTGTAACCAGGCTTTTTATCAAAGCTTCAGCTTTAATCTTGCCGTCCTCTGTCAAAGTAATTACGCGCTCGCCCTTTTCGTTTACCTTCTTGAATTCCGGCTGGTCAAGAAAATCAATCACTTGCCGGTTAGTCGAACGAAAGACTTCAACCTTGGCACCAAAGCCGACCACCGCACCCGGAGCCGCCAATTTCAAATCCGCCAACTGCTTTAACGCAGTCTGCGCTTCTCGCGCCGTCAGCGAATTATTATCAAGTTGGGCAATCAGCTTTGACGTAGCCGTGCCGCTGCCACCAAACCAACAAGCCGAAGACAACAACGACAGCGCGGCCACCAATAGCAACGGCAACACGCGCCCCACAACGCCAAGACCTGCCGACCCCGTGCCAGTAGAGCCGCCAGAACTATTGGAACCGCCGCCAGGCAGCGGGCTTTGCTTCAAATACATTGCGGCAGCAATAATTCCGCCAACCGCAGCAGCAGTTAGCGTCTTTTTCCACTCCGCGCCAAAATTGAACGCAACCGGATCAACCACAATCACAGTAATAACGTTTGCCCCGCCTCCAATGAACGCGGCAGCAAGACCCTTTAACCAATTCATAAGCCACTCCTTTTATAAAAAAAACGAATTGATAAATACCTAAAACATCAAAAATCGCTCTTACTAAGAAAAACCTGCTTCGCCAGTTCCCACCGCTTCAGACGATCTGACAATCCGGTCAGCCCGCCGTTTATCCGGCGAGTCAGCTTTGCAAAAGCATCCATCCCGCCATCCAGTGTCGCGTCGGCTAGCTCGTTGCAATCGTTTTCCTGCCAGAACAACCCGGCCACCAGAAAGCCCCAACGAGGCCTGGCAACAAGCCCTGGATCGTCTTCAAAATTCACGCCCAGCAATTCGCCGTACTTGCGGTAATTGGCGCGCCCGGTCAACTGTATAGGCCCGCGCCCCTTAAATCTTTTGCCGTCACCCGGCTCGGTATTGCCCAACCGCTCAGCCAAACCAGACGGCGGCTCATATTTCTTTTGCTGCGAAGTTGGCCCCCAAATCTCTTCCCAGTATTTCAGGTCACCAGACTCGTGACCGATCTGCGCCAAAAAACAAGCCACACGCACAGGCGTATTGATTTCAAATTGTTCCAGGGCAAGATTTAGCGGGTCTACGTAACTCTCAGCTTCGTCGGGTTCGCGCTTCAGGCGAGGCAATGCGCGCTGCAAACGATCAAGAGTCAAAATTGAAACTGCGACAGCCATAAACAGAAAACGCCACGAGATTCAGAATTATCTGACGCTCGTGGCGTTCTCTATTTTCCTTTTCCGGCGGCGCTCGGTGGCGCTCGCTTAAGCCGGATCGGGCGCAGTATCGCACCCGCTCTGTACAATTTCAACCACAATTTTCGGCACAAACTCAACCCTTGCCCGACAATCTACTTTGCAGCGCCCACAACGAATAGTCACTTGGCCAGCTTTCAAATCGCCCAGCAAACGGTCGCACCGAGGACATCGAACTTGACCGCCCAAAAATTCACTTTCGCCCATTCCGTTGCTTCTCCTTCTTGATCGCCTCAACAATCTCCGCAATCGTCCCCGCCGACGTGCGACGGTCGCGCAGCAACGCAATCACGTCGTCCACAGACCGCGCTACAACAACCAGCGCGCCGCGTTCGTGCAACCGGCTCAGCGTTTGCGCCTGAATCGCACTCAAAACGCCGCCAACGGCGCGCTTGCACTCAATAGCAATGAATTCTTGATCGCAGGCTGTAATGTCCGGCCAGCCCGGAGTCACACGGCAAATCCGCTGGTGCCGCCGATTAAACGCTTCCGTCGCGTCCGTCACTGCAAACGGGATTCGCTGAGTGGTCAGATACTCCACAATCGCTTGCTGCACCTGTTTCTCCGGCGCGGTCGCACTCAATATCTTCCGCCCTTCCGTGATCGAAATTCGCTCCGTCACTTCTCACCTCTCCCCGTTTCAAGGTACGCGCGGATAAACTCTTCCGCGACCGGCGCAACAATTGCATCGCCGTAACCGCGCAATCGTCCCACTCTTTCGGCAGCCCCATGAGCCAGCGGGAATGTTCCGGGTTCAACTGCCCGATATTTTCCGTCTCGGCAGTAAAGCCACTCGGCGCCTGACCAAAAACCATTTGTCGCACCTGGTTGGGCAACTGCTCGCCTTTCAGTCCCCCGCCCCTCTCCTTGTAGCTCTCCAGATTCGCGCACCTGTAATCCCGTACCGCTGGCGTCGCCCAGGCCGCCAGACTCGCCTCGCCCAGCAAGGATAAAATCACCCCGCCACTCTTTTGATTGTGCCGATCCCGACCGTGCGCGTCCTGAACTGTCGGCGTTTGCCAGATAGTTAAACTCGCCGCCCCCGGCAACCTGTCCACTCCCTGATTCGCTCCACCCTTTGGCCCGTCCTGCTGGCAAGGCGTCGCCCAGCCCGCTAACTGCGCCGTGTCTTCCAGCCGACAATTCGCGCCATCCATCGCCCTCTCTGGATTGCCGTATCCGCTGTTGGTTGTCACTCGCGGCGTCGGCCACGAAGAAAATTCTATGACGGATATGCGGCGCGCCGAAGCCCGCAGCACACAGACCGACCGACCCGACGGCATACGCACTTGCTTCCAGGTCAGATTGAACAAGGTCGAGCCAATCACGTCCGTCCGCGCTTTCAACTTGTTCACCAAAAAACAACATCAGGTCTACACTGGCTGATGAGCCAGTGAAACGCTGGCCACAAGTGCCGCTCGTCAGCAAACCCTGCGCCTTTGCCTGCCGTGCTGAAAGGTTGGCACGGGCAGGAGCCAGTCCAAACAGGCCGTCCGTCAGGCCATCCGGCTTTTCTGAGCGCGTGCGACCAAACGCCGATTCCGGCAAAGAAGTGACATTGGGTATATCCAATAAGCTCTCTTGGTAAAACATCTTGAATATCTCTTTCGTCTACGTCGCCGGGCGCAATCAGCCCTGCTTGAATCAACTCTCGCAACCAAGCCGCCTTCTTTGGGTCGTGCTCGTTGTAATACGCCCGACCTGACGGCCATTTTGCGCGACGAAACCCGTCAAGCCACAACCTGCCCGCCGCGCTATTTTCACCAAAAGGGCAATCCGCTTCCGTTTCGCCCTTAGCAACGGCATCCCTGCCCCACTGCCGAATTTCTTCGTCCGAATTTTCGAACTTTATGATGCGGCTCATCCAAACGTCCTTATCAACTGGAATTCCAGCGCGTTCGACTCTGCCCGCTGCTTATTTAGCTTTGGACTGATCGGAGAGTTCCAGGAACTCCCCGCCGCACCCTTCCCTTGCTTCCGCCCGCGCCCTTTACGCTCTGCCGTTTGCCGCCAGGGATTGCGCGCGCGCAACTCTTCAAATTTCGTCGCCTTTTTCCTCTTCTTTTTCATCAGTCGCAACCTCAAAAACCAAAGACACTTCCCCAACTCCAGCGGCGCGAAGCGCCTCCAGGATCACGTCGGAGTAATTGTTTTCAATCCAATCCGCAAACACGCGGTCAGGGACGCGAACTGTCGTCACTGTGCCGCCTTGCGAAACAAAACCCATCGGACGAAACCACGTCGCGTAAACTTCTGAACCGACTCGTTTCTCCACCTCGCCTTTGAATCGAGCAAAATACTCCGGCTCTTTAGGCAGCGGCGGCAAGCTGGTTTTAATTCGACTAACCGGCTTCGACGGAGCAGCCTGCACAGTAGAAGCTCCAACGTAAGCGTTACCAACGCGAATAACCGAACCGTTTGGCTTGGTCATATTCGTGCGATAGCTCTCAAGCATTCCGGCTAAATTTCGCGGCGAATACTGATTCAACTTCCAATCCTTTAGCGTTTGCCGCCAAACAGAAATATCCGTGACAACGCCCAGTTGCTCTTGCTGGAATATCGAAAGTCTTCTGCCGGAAAGTTCGCTGCCAAAAAAATCTGCAAAAACACTTTCGGGCGTCGGTGTCACGTTTTCTTCCGTAGGAAGAAATGAAGTTGAAGATGAAGATGAAGAATAGAGCGTGACATTTGCGTGACCATTTTGTGACGCGGGCGTGCCATTACTGCTAACTGCCTGACTAGGCAAAACTTGCCCCTGCGTGACAGTGGCGCGACTTTTTCGCTTTTCCCTGCCTCGCTGGTTCTGTTTCCGTTCCCGCGCGCCTTCTCGTTCGTCGGCTTCCCGCTTCATCCTGCGATTTGTCAGCGTGTAAACCCCGTCCCCTTTGCGTACAAGTCCAGCGCCTGTGTTTTGAAGTTCGTCTGCGGCGGCGACGAATTCGGCGGCAGTGCAGCGACAGAGACGCGCGAATTGTTCGGGCGTAGCTGTGACTTGGCCACTGCGGCCAGACTCGTGGGCGCGACAGAGGAAATCAATCCAAATACCTCTCGTCGCTGGAGAGCACATTGAAAGTTCGGGGTCTTTTAACCAATCACCAGGATAAAACTGGAAGGCGGGTAATTTTCCCATCGCTTCCACCGCGCCTTGTTTGTTGGCGCATTTAGTCCGCGTAGCGATTAAGACGGCGCGCGCTGAATTTCGGGCGCGCGCCGTTGCCTGCGGACGCAATTGCTGTCGCTTGGCAGTTAAACTACTTCGCGTGGTGTCCCAGCACGCCGCGCGCCTCGCGGTCGTCAGCGCGACGCGCTTGCCAGTACGGAATTCGAACTTCCGTTAGTGGTAGCGACTCCTGTGTTGTTGGAATTTCTGCGTCCATGTTGTGTCCTCCTTTGGGTTAATAGACTGGCAGTGCATACGCGCCGCCAGTCTGTGGGTTGTTATTGTAAGATTGGTATTTCGTCGCCGATCTTGTCGGCCAGGTATGCGGCAATTGCCTTGATTGCGGTCAACTGCCACTCCGTTTCACCTGTTTCGTGTAAACAGAGTTGAGGCCCCTTTGCGGCTCGAAAAATAAACGGACTGGATGGTTGCTCAACTTCCGGGAAGGTTCGGTATGGAGCCAGCCATACTGGGTTCTTGAATTCCAACGAAGAATCCAGGGAAACACCGCTGCGGACTGCCAGCGCTTGGCTGACGCCGTCGTCGCTGGCCTTAAGAGACCCCTCTTCAGTGATGCTCCCCGCTACGCGAAGAAATTTCACGCGATTCTCGTTGTCTACAAACGCCGCCTGCACGCCAATCACAAAGCTTTCCTGATCCAGCGATTTGCCAAACGGAAAACCTTGTTCTCGAAATAGCGTAGCGTGTAAGAAGCAAGCGCGCTGGCGGTGCCGCCCTTGAACGTTACCCCAGACCTTAATGGATCTGGCGGATTCGACATGGACGTAAGAAATTTCAGCATCGGTAAACGTGTTGCAAAAAGTCGCAACACCATTAAGCGTGTGAACCGTCAGTTTGTCGGGTATCGGTTCAGGCGGAGGCAGGGAAACCGGTCGAGAAGTGTAGTGTTCTCCCTCTATTGTGATTATACTCACCTCTGTCGAATCCTGAATCGCCTTCACTACGTCTGATGGAACTAAGTCTGACATTGGCAATACTCCTTAGCTTTTCTCGAAACGAATGGATTCTTGTTGCGTAAACTCGGCGGCGGTCGCGCCGCTAAGGTTGACTTGCACGTCGCGCGGCTTCATTGCGGCCAGCTTTGCGCTGGTCTGAATTGAAACGATCGCGTCCGTTCGATCAACGGAGGGCTTCAGGCGCAATTTGATAACGACTTCGCGCACGGTTTCCGCTGCGGTGTTCGGGTCTTGAATATCTTCAATTGCTCGCTGAAGCTGATAGTCGGCGCGTTCAATCACTGCGCCGCCGTCTAGTGATGCGATACTGATTTTTTTCACCTTTTGGGTCTCCTTTCTGAGAAAAGTTGATGCCGGTCTTTCCCGGCTGTCCCTGCTTTCCCGACAAAATACGACCCGTCGCAAAGCACGCGAAAGCTCCGGTCATTGCGCGTGCCGGAATCGAACCGACCAGAGTTTGCACCTCTGCAAGCTTATGAGACTTGCTAGCCCACCAGGGCTTGTCCGCGCATATATTTTCAACAGGAGCAAGCGACCAACTTTTGCCGCTTGCTCCTCAGGTTTTCGCGCCCTCGCTTGTTTTCGCCGTCAACGAGTCACATCTCCGTGATCGCCAGCGACTACTCCCCGCGCTTCCTCGTGTGTAATAGGCGACACTTCACACTTGATTCCACAGCCTTCCCTTCTCGCTTGTCATTGCTATTTTGGGAACTGCAAGGCTGGTACTGCCGCCCGGTCAAGTTTCGGTGCGTCGCCAGGGATTGGCGACGCCTAAAAAGGCTCGCGCTCGTTCAATCAATCGCGCGTCCACTATGGTCATCGGAACGCTGTCGCTCGAAAGGACGTCGCACTCGTCCGAGCTGCGAATCAGGTCGAGTAGTAATTCGCGCGCGCTGTTGTAGTCGCACCTTAGCGTTTCCGCCTGCTGAATCCCGGCCTTCGCAGCGTCTGTCATGAGCTTAACCGTGTTATTTATTTTGGCGAGTTCTTCGCTAATCGTTGTCATCTACGCAGCCTTTCTCAGTAATTGAACGGCCAGTACGTGTTCACACTTCTGCGCGGCGACAAATCGCCCGCATTCGCATCTATCGTTTTTTACACTGTAAAAAGCGTTGCCGTCGGCAATGCGGTGCCCGTCGCCGACCGCTTCGACTCGGCCAGCCTTAATCAGATTGCTCGCCTTGGTCGTCAGGTGGCTTTCAATCTCGCTGACGTTGTTACCTTGCTGTGCTGGCCTTTGTCCTGTTGGCCTTTGTCCTGTTGGCCGCTGCGATTCCTCGCGATCTTTGCGTTCTCCCCCGTCTTCGTCGTCTTTGACGGGTACGCAAAAAGTCTGAATAAAAAAGGTCTTCAGTGCGTTGGTCATCGCCTTGGCTGTTGCCTTATCGCTGAAGTCGTTCGATTCACCAGCAACGACAGCCCTGATCGAAGAGCCATCTTCAGCAAACAAGGTGTAAGCCACAGTTACCGCAGCGTAGCAGGCCTCTTTGTCTTTGCCGCTGGGGCGCAGTCCGGTTTCGCAGTTCACAATCTCAGGAACCAGAACCAGCCCGTGCTGAACCAGCGCAGGCTTGAACGCGCCCAAAAAGGCGTCAAAGCTGCGGTACGAATACCCTTGTTGGTGTTTGGAGTTCTTTTCGATGGCGGGAAGGCTCGCCATCATTTCAGAGACTTTTTTGTAGATCAACATTTTGTGCCCCTTTCAAATGTCGCTGCCGAGCGACGCCCGGCGGATTGCCCGATTTTCTGCCAGTTGCAACAAAACCTGCCATTGGTGATGCAGCCAAACAGCCTGCCATAACAGCAAGCTCCATTGCTCCTGAACCTGTGAGGGAGTCATCGTTTTCAAAAGCCGCGTGCCTGTCCCAGTGAGTGCCAAGCGCGCGGCCAGCCTTAAAGTGCGTAAACGTAAGAAGTTCCGGCTGCCCTGTTGCGCGCCTTTCAGGTCGAAGCAGCCGCCCGGCCTGAAGGTTTGGTTTTGCTTGCCTGTTCCCAGCGGAACGCCTGTCGGCGTGGCTCCTCTTTCCTGAACAGTGGGGTGATTCTCTTTCTCTGCCGCAAGCAAAAAATCAATCTCGTTAAATCAAATATCTAAAATCTGTTTTCCGACGCCACAACGCGCGGCAGGTCAAGTCGCGCGTTGTGCTTTTCTGGCGTCGGTGGTTAATCGCCCTCACTGTGATTAACCAATGCGGCGGCTGGTTTTGGGGCCACCGCCGCGTCGCAGCCGGGCGACTGCGATAAAACATGCTCTTCAAGTAACCGTGTCAACTTGCCGTTCTGCCAGCGCAGCAGGTCACATTCCTGCATGCGTTCGTGATTGCGATGCTCAAGAAAGACCATTGTCAGTACGCACCCAATCCCCATCCCGGCAATCACGCAAAACGTCGGATCAAGGCTAGCAATCAAAATCTGCAATAGTTCTTGCATCAGGCAGTCACCCCCAATTGGCGAAGCAGGCCAGGATACCGAGCAAACTGCTGGCGCAGTCCGTGGTAAGGATTTTCTTCCTGCTGCGCTTCCAATGGTCTTTGCTCTTTGGCTGCGCGCTCAATCTCGGCTTTCAGTGACTCGACTTCGGCGCGCAAAAAATAGATGCTGCACCGCTTCCCTTCCTGAATCCGCGTCAGTTGTGGATAAAGCTTCCATTGACCGTTGTCCGTTTTGGCGCGCAATAGCTTTTCGTTCTTGCGTAAGTAGTTGGCCGTCGCTTTCAGTCCGATCCAGTCGTCCGCTGGCAGTTCCGGTTGTGCTTTTTCGGCGACTGGCATAAACTCTCTTGGAAAGTCAGCGTGAAGGGAAACGCTTTTTGTCTCCCCTCACGCTCGGTGTCACAAACGCGCTTTCCCAATCGCGATTGTGGTTTCAGTGTTCTGGTTTTGGCATCAGAACACTGTCGGCGATTCTGGCTCTTGCCAGGCGTCGAACTTGAAAAATAACTTTCTGGCAGGCTCAATCGGGGCACCATTCCTACTGAGCCTGCCTCCTTCCCCGCTCATACCGACGCAAGGAGAATCCAAAATCCTTTGTGTGTATGAGCAACCCATCCGTAAAACCCAAATTCCGATTCAATCTCTTATTCGGCGCTTTGCGCTTCGCAACGCGCAGCCATCAATCGGTCGCGCAATGCTGCAAAGACTTTGTTGGCAATTTCCGCGTCGTCTGTCTCGTAAATCGAAACTCCGCCTTCGTACACGCGAAACTTCGATCCAGTCTGGGCAATGCTGGCCATCAGGGTTTTCTTCCCTGCGCCCTTGCGAATCACCCCATAGCTTCGGACTGTTTTCGTCATCGCTGCCTCCAGGATTTTTTCAAAAAGCAGGAGCGAGACCGCCTCACCGCTCGCTCCTGTAGCTCTCACTCTTCTCGTCTCTCACTCTGTCGTCGTTTTCGGCGACGGGCGGACTGTAATCTATTAGATTATGGCCTGTCAACTATCAGATTACACTCTCTGCAATTTTTTTTTGACTGACGACTTGATCTATCTGCACGCCATACAAAAGGCAAAGCTTAATAAAAACCAGCGCGGAGGGATTGCGAGACCCCTTCTCAATCGCCCAAAGATGCGTGTAGGGAATATCTACCGCACGCGCGACTTCAGAAGGTGCACGATTGCCGCGAGCCTCTTTCAGCTTTGCAGGATCAATTTCAGTCTGTTGAATATCAGCAATCTCCATGTCTAAAACATTACCACGCCAAATCAGTCTTTATCAACTAATAGATTACAAAAATCATTCTCGGAGTTCAGGTTACAGGAATAAACTCATAGTTGATATGAGCGAAACTTTTGGGAAAAAGCTTCAAGGATGGCGCGAAGCTGCCCGCATATCTCAGGCTGATTTAGCGCGAAAACTTGAGGTTAGCCCTACTTATGTCAGCAATTTGGAAAGAGATTATTCGCCGACGGCTAAAGGTGGAAAACCGCGACCAAGCGTCAAAACGTGCGAAAAAATTGCCCGCGTTTTAAGCGTTTCTGAATCTGAGGTGAAAGCCGCCGCTTTTGATATTCGCAAATCAAGCGAACCTTTGCAGGACGAAACCATTGAAGAAGTGCTCGCTCGCGCTCACTTCTTTCACGCAAAAGGCCTGTCCGATGCGGACATCGCCATCATTCGGCCTATTTTGGAGGCTCTCGACAAGCAGGTTGAAACGCTTTCTAAGGATTCACAGCAATGAAACTTACGACAACTGTTTGGATTGTTGTTCTTTCTCTGTTTTGGCAAGTCGCCGTCGTCAAAGAGGCTCGTGTTTACGTTGTTGCCCGGCGTTCAACCGGCGGGCTTGATCTTGGCGCAGAAAAGAAACTCAAAGAAGAGATCGCCAAACAGAAAAACATCAAGCCTGTGCTCAGCGCTGCCGACGCGGACGTTGTGTTGCTGGTTTTGACAGAATACGAAACAGCCGACACTGCAATTGGCGGTGTGAGTGGAGGCAATGGCAGCTTAGTTGGAGTGTCAGAAACTTACCTAAAAACCGCTACGGCGCTTGCCTTGCCCTCAAGTGAGTGGGGCCAGCATAAAGACAATCTCGAAAAACTTCGAGAACGCGCCACTTGGCAGGGCGGCGTTGTGGCAACAGCGCTGACGCGCGCGTCGCTGTCCAAGCTGGCTAAAAAATATATCGAAAGCCTTGGAAGTAAAAAGTAAACGATTTGAAAAGTTTGGCAGATCGCCAGGAAGGTAATTGCCCGTGCGAAAGGAAAAGCGTAGAGCGCCTAGACGCCTGTCGGCTACGTACGGCACGCTTTCCAATCGCCAGAGACGCCCCAGAGCGCTGCGATTGCCTTCCTGACGACCTGGCGACCATACCATAAAAACCACACAAAACGACAGAACTTTGCCAATTCAATCTCGCGCCGCGCTTGCCACCCCGGCCTATCGGCAACGGCTTTGCCGACCGTGAAGCATCGGATTTTTCCGAGGAAAGCGCGGCGCGATTATCTCCTGTACGCTGCTTATCAAACAGCCATTGCGCCCCGTTGCCCCCGGTGTTCGGCTTGGTTGAGAGGTTAGTGTTTGCGAATTCACTTTCTTGAGCGTTCTGCGCCTCCTGAATGGAATTGCCGTGTTTTGACCGAAGACGATTTTTGGTTTTACTGCAACGCCTCTCGTGTGTTCGTGCATGAAGTTCCGCTCGAACGTTTGGGTGTCCACTTCAGTCGGCCAAATCACGGCGTAATTTTTATCAGCAACCGGCTTTGCGGCGTCGAGCGTCAATTCGTTCTTTGGCACGAATTGGGACATCACCTGCTCCACCCGCCAGGCATTCAGTTTTTCCAGGGCTACGGCCAGCAAGTCGAACAAGAGGCTGACGCTTTTGCTGCTTGCGCCCTCGTTCCCCGGTCACTGTTACAGCATTACTGGCCGTCAGAATTGACCGATCTTTACGGCTACCCCGCCGATCTGATCGAACTTCGGCAAAGCCTTTTTGACGTTTGGGGGCTGTGATGCTGTGGATAATTATTTCACAAAAGCGGCCATTGACTGCAAGTGTTCATTATCGAACACCAGCAATCAAAACTGATTGTTGGCTAAGTTGGTACTGAAAAGCGAACCAGCAAACAAAGGCGGCTGGCCGCTCGACAAGAGGCTGTCAGGTTGTGCGGACTTGGTGAGCAATCTTGGTTTTAGTGAGCACGCTACAGAAAAGTCAGTGAGCAAATTGGCCGCTCACTGACTTTTCTAAGGCGCGCTCACTGCAAAAATGCGCTTGCTCACTAGGGAGCAAATCCGACTGCTCACTAGGGAGCAAAAGCCTGTAAGTCATTTAGAATCAATCAACCTGAAATTTGCTCACTAGGGAGCAAATTTGCTCACTAAGTTTTGCTCACCAACCGGCAAAACTGCTCACTAAAACCGTGCTCACTGGATTTTCCAGGGCGTCACGAACGGATCGCTGGCAGGATCAAAACGGCGCGGGAAAAGAGAGCGCAAAAAAGCGGGATTTCGGGCGTCCGAATTCCCGCAAAATCTGCGTCAGTTTTCCCGCTGCGCAATGGGATCGCGCCGTTTGAGCAAACGACCCGGCAGCAAAGATTAAAAATTCTAATATGGCAGTTAAAAGAATTCGCAACAGCGACGGCACGCTGGCATACGACGCCCAGGGGCAACCGGTGTGGGGAATTGATGTTCGGGTGTCTCAGGGTGAAGGGAAGCCGCGCCGCCGAATTCGCGCCAACGAGTTTCGATCACGCGAAGAAGCTGAACAAGCCGTTGTCACAATTCGCGCCAGTGAGCGAGCGTCCAAATACGGACTGCCATCGCCAAAATCAAAACCAAAATTGCAGCAACTAATCGCCCAGCGACTGTTGACGATTACCGTGCGGAGCGAACGCACGCGGGCGCGCCGTGTGCTGTACACGTGGCTGCAATTGCTTGATCCGCTGATCTGTCTGGATGGTGATTTTCAGCCATCGGGCGGGTATTGCTCGGCGTTCAACGTCGAGAGCGTCAACACACCAGAAATTCGCCAATACGTCGAGTTTCGACAGGCTGGCGGACAATCGGCGGCATCAGTGGACAGGGAACTGAACATTATCAGCGCAACGCTCAACTCTGCCAAAGATTTTTACCCGGAGCTTCGCCTGTGGCTTGTGCCCAAAATTCCACGTCCCAAGGTTCCCAAAACCCGGCGAGAGCGAATCATTGCCGACGCTGAGTATCGAGCAATTCTGAGTTATTTGCAGCGCGACCGGGCTTCCAGTGAAAGCCATTCCGAATACCAAATCAGGATTCGCGCGGCCCATCTATTGCGCTTTGCGTTGCAAACCGGAATGCGCCCCAAAGAGATTTTTCAGCTTCGCTGGGAAGATGTGGACTTCGATCAACAGCGGATTCGAGTGCGAGGAACCAAGACGGAAAACCGTGGCAACTCTACGCGCTACGTGCCGTTGACTTCGCACGCAGCAGAAATTGTCGCAGCCAGGCGCGCTGTCGGGGAAAGCATGGAGTTTGTGTTTTCAATCAGCGGCAGTCCCCGGTATACCGATTACGACAGGCTCAGGGAAGCGTGCGAAGCGTCTGGGATTCCGTATGGGCGCAGCGTTGAAAATGGCTTTGAGCTGTATTGCGCGCGCCACACGTTTACGACCAAACTGTTATTGGCTGGAGCGACGCTATCTGAAACGGGAGCGGTGACGGGACACAGCGACAGGGAACTGATCTTGTACTATTCGCACGTCACTCCGGAGGGAACAGAGCGAACTCGCGAAAAGCTGGAACAGATCGAAACCGTGCGACTGACTTCTCCGAGTGTCCAAATCGTGCCCACAGTTGAAATTTAAGTCCGCAAAATCCGATTTAGGACAAGCAAAACACCCGCATAAACGCAATAAAACCAACAATCCAAACTTTTTTTTGAAAAACTTGCTGCCCCCCTTCGGCATTCTTTAGCCTAACAAGCGATTGATAACAAAAGAGTTGTCAGTCGCTTTTCTCTTTTTTGTCCAAACTCCGTCCAAGTTTCCCCTCTTGACAGCCGGTTTCTGACTGGCGTATAAGCCGCTCGTCACAAACACTTTCCCAATCGCCTTCACTCGTGAGGGCTTCTCAGTGAAATCATCAAAACTGCCTTTGCTGTTGTCGGCTATGGCTCTGGTTTTGAGCCTTGGCGCAATCACGCCGCATATTTCCAGTATTCCCAAATTACAAATACCTGCTTGGGCTTCCACGTCTCAGGCTCAGGCCGCTCTGACTGAAGTACGGTTGGCCGACGGGCGTAAGATCGGGACAGCCGCAAAAGATGGCGACATGTGGATATTTACGCACACAAGCGGAAAAAAGCTTGCCGTGCCAGACAAAGACGTAACTGTTGCCGGAGACCATCTGGTTATCGTGTCAATGCAAAACAGCAAGGAGGTGAAATGAAGCGACTTTTTGTTGTTTTTTTGCTGTTGCTTCCGCTGTCAGCATGCACCGACGAGGAAAAGCAGGCTGCCGCCACGGCTGGGTCAGTTCAGGACTCGACAGTAACAAAGGGAAAGCGAGAGGCGGACAGGGAGCGCAATCTCTACGAAGAGCAGGTTGTTAAGCCAACGCCGACGCCGACGCCTGTTGTAATGCGCGACGTTTATTTGGTTTCACTTCCGGCTGCTGAGTATATGGCGGAGGGCGAACCTAAGCTGCCCAAGCGCCCAGGCGCAAGCGGGAGGTAGGACATGTATAAATCACTGATTATAGGGGTTGCCGCAGTTTGCGCTTACGTGCTTTACCGGGCTGCAAAGCGGATTTGGAGGATTAGCAGCAATGTTCAAAAAAATTGATTGGGGACAGTGGGCTTTATATCTCTTGGCCGTGGTCGTGGTGGAAGTCGCTTCCATTGTGTTGCTGTGGAAAGCCTACCCCGGCAAAGAAATGCAGATCATTGGCTGGGTAATCTTGGTCCTGGTGTTAGGGTTCAGCGGGTATGCCACCTACAAATCAAGTGAGCCTGACGACGTGGTGCGCCAAGTCGGAATTGTCGGGAAGGTGGCATTGGCACTGCTAGGCGTCGCCGCTCTATACGGGCACATCGCAATGTCTCGCGAGCTTTCAACGGCAAGAGAAGGGTACGCCGAGTACCAAACAAGGGAAAAATTCCGGCAAGCCCAGAAAGACAAAGACGCTGCGCGCGAGGTTGAATTAAAGCGCGCAGACGCTGATCAGCAGCTTGCGCGCGCTCGATTTGAGGCAGCGGAGGCTCAAAAGCTCCGATTGCTGCCGCCAAGCCTGCGGCAAGGGCAGCAGCAGTTGAGGCCAAAGACGGTATCGCCGACTCCGGCTCCGTCGCCTACTGGCGAAGAGGGTGCTCCTGTTGTTGCTGTCGTTCAACCAAGAGCCGAGTCCGCTGTTCGCGAAGAGTGGCTAAGTTATTTTCAAACAATCAACCTGCTGCAAATACTGTTTTCAGTGCTGGGCGCTTTGGGAGTCAGCGTGGCGCGCCATTGGGACAGAAAAGGGATTGCTGGCGTTCCTGATTGGCTGGAACGTGTATGGCATGCGGGACAGTCTGGTCAGGACTACGTGCGAACGCATTACCCGCAACAAGCGAGCCGTATTGAATCTGCGTTTCGGCAGAATATGGTGCCGGTGGGAAACCTGTAGCGCCTGCTGCACTAGTTGCTCCGCAGCAGGCGCTGCCATCATCGCCGCCATCGCCGCTATCAGTGCCGGTTTCGATGCCGCAAGCGCCGCCAACGACGACGCGCCCCGGACAAAACTTAATTCAGTTTCCTGTGCCAGGTTCGGCAATGCCTGCTGGCGGCACGCAGACGCAAGGGAGCTTAGCGTTAAGCAATCCGGCAACAACTCCCGTTTTTGCGCTTTTTCCTTCTCAACCCGTGTCGCTGCCAGCGCCGTCGCCAGTGCTGGCTGTTTTACCCTCTGCACCGCAGGGGGTGGACGCTGAGCGGGAGTGGCTTCGAGGTTTGTTTCCATCTCTACCAACAGGGAAGTGGTGGGAGCCTCGCCGGAACGAAAAGGGCTGGGTTGTGAATTTGTGCTGGCGTAAAGACGGACAAAAAAACGCCACGCGACACACGTTTCCTCGCATAGGATTGCGAGATTATCAAACTGTTAAGGAGATGGATCTTCATGACCAACGTGCCTACTTTTACGACCGCTTCGTCGGCGACCTTCTCGCCGACGAAGGAACCGACAAGCGCGGCAGCCACAAACATCTTGCCAGTTGGCTCGCTTGCCCGACTGGTAACAGTTAAATCTGCGGCTCAGGCAATGACCGTAGCCGACGACAAAGAACAGAAATCGTTGCTTCGAGAAATTGAAGGGGCGATCAATAGAAAACCAGCTTTCCCGGATTCCAGGCTGAGCGAGATTAACGCGCTTGTGCAGTCGCTGAAGACCGCGTTTTCAATTGAAAGCGCGCTTGCTCTTCAGCAATTAGCTGAAGACTGGATCAAGGAGTATACGCCTGGTGCGACCGCGCGAGCGCAGGAGGCTGTTGCGGCGTTGTTGGCGGCAGCATAGTGATGGCGATTTCTCTGCGCAGCTTTGAAGCGTTGGGGCTTTTGCCGCCCAGAAAAGAGTTTTTTTCGTGTTGGCGTTGGCGAAACGCTGCCCGCGCTAACAGTGACCCCATCTGGGTTTATCAAGACCTTGGCGAGAGGCCTTTACCTGAAGTCGTTGAAACTATCAATCGCAACTCTGTCTTTCTCGTGCTGATAAAGCAAAAGTCGTTTGAAGGCCGCTGGTTGCCTAAAAGATTAACGGGCTATTACTTGAGGTTTGGAGTTGCGTACATTCGAGCAGATCAACGAAAGGCTAAGAAATATATCAAGCAGGAGAAAAATTGAACAGCACTCAATCTTGCCTCGGCTGCGCCTACACCGAAGGCACGCCAGCTAATCAAGAACCGTGGAATAACCTGAGAGCGCAGTTTTGCGCGATGGGCGCAATTCCTTTTGTTTGCCATCACGGGAAAGACTGGCTCAACGCGCCGCAAATGACTCTTGCTGAGGCTTACCAGAACAAGTATCCGATTTGCCAGGGATGGCGAAGGGAAGTGCAGGAACTGGCCGACGCCGGATATTTCAACGGTTCTATTCGTGCCTGCCGCGCGTATGCCCAAATCGGCTTGGAATTGTTGGGGATTGTTTGCGATCCCAGCGAAAAGGACGACCACGCGGAGGCGCTGCAAGGACTGAAGCGTGTTTTTGACGCGCTGATTAAACACAAAGCAGAAATAACAGGGAAGACAAATGGCACAAAACTCTAAAATTGAATGGACGTCACACACGTTTAATCCGTGGCGTGGCTGCACAAAAGTTTCGGCTGGTTGCAAAAACTGTTACGCCGAAGCGATGAGTAAGCGCAGCCCGAAGATACTTGGCATTTGGGGTGATGGTGGCACTCGCGTTCCGGCGGCGGAAAGCTATTGGAAGCAGCCGTTGAAATGGAATGTCTGCCGTTTTCAATGTTCTCTGTGCGGTGGCTGGAATCATCCCAACTCGACAATCTGCGCGAAGAAAGGCTGTGTGGGGACGGAAGCTAACTTTGTTTTTGTAAAGCGTCCGCGCGTGTTTTGCGCTTCGTTGGCGGACGTCTTTGAGGATCGGCCAGAGTTAATTGATCCGCGTCACCGGCTCATGCAACTGATCGAATCAACCCCAAATCTTGACTGGTTGTTGCTCACGAAGCGTCCTGAAAACGTCGGCGATATGGTTCCCGTGAAATGGTTTGGCGATGGTTTCCCTACGAATTTTTGGCTCGGCACATCCGTCGAAAACCAGGAGCAGGCCGACCGGCGCATTGCCTATCTTGAAAACATTCCGGCGACAGTAAGGTTTCTTTCGTGCGAGCCTTTGCTTGGCGATCTTAACCTAAAGCTTTCCGTTTCGTTCGTTGGCGGCTCAAGAGAAATCACGGACAGAGGTAGGGCAATTCATTGGGTAATCGCTGGCGGCGAATCCGGCACAAACGCGCGCCCGATGCACCCTGATTGGGCGCGAAGCCTGCGTGACCAGTGCCAAGCGGCTGGTGTGCCATTTTTCTTCAAGCAGTGGGGTGAGTGGAAGCCATATTCTGAAATGACAGACGCTGAAAACAGCGCACTCTATTGTTCTAATGTCATTGCCGACGATCCAGACCACCAAGCCACTTACGATGAAATTTACGGATGTAAATGCAGGGTCGAAATGACTGCCATTGGCTATGGTGGTCAAGTTGGTCTTGATGTCGCTTTCTGGACTGACCGTTACGGCAATCAAGGCCATGCAGGGATGCAGGTCTTTAGAGTTGGCAAGAAAGCCGCTGGCCGGTTACTTGATGGAAGGACGTGGGATGAGATGCCAAGAGGAGGGGAAGGCGATGATTTGCAATGATTGCTTTTTGAAGTTTGACGAAGGCGAGCTGGCTGCCAAAGACCAGTCTCCTGGCGTTGAACCGGAGTACAACTGCTGCCCGGACTGCGGCAGCGAAAACGTTTCCGAGTACGATGAGGCTTACGATGAGGCTGCGGACGATAAAAGGGAAAGAATATGATTACAGCAGACCAAGTATTTGCACATATTGCAGGCGACTACATTCTGCAATCTCACTGGATGGCCACAGAAAAAACCAAGCGAAGCTTGGTCACTGCGATTCACGCGGGGAGCTACGGTTTACCATTCCTGATTGCGTTTCATCCATCGTGGTTGGCTTTGGCGGTTATTATCGGAACCCATTTCATCATAGACCGATGGCGACTGGCGAGGTTTGTAGTGTTTGCGAAGAATTTCATCGCGCCGCGTTCTCAGTGGTCAGCGTGGAGTTATTCAAGTGGCACGGGATACCCGCAAGACGTTCCGGCGTGGTTATCTGTCTGGCTTTTAATTGTTGTTGATAACGCAATGCACGTTGGAATTAATGCGTTTGCGCTGAGGTATCTATGAAGAGACTGAGCTACGACATTCGGCTCACACTTTCGATGCCGTATCAATGGCAATAACCGCAATATACCGGATTAACCAAATCGGTAAACGCAGGATATTGTATACGTAATGTGCCTTATCAGACGCGGTAAATATGCCTTAGGAGGGAAATATGCCTTGGTTTATCAGCGCAATTCGTTGCTTATTTCTAGGTCACAGGTATGGCCGCTGGGAGCGGTTTGGAGGTGGTGCCCCGTTCCGGCTTTGCAGTGTCTGCGGCTGCGCTCAAGACAAAAAGAAGTGACAGCGCGATCCACTGCGCTGAGGCGGGTAGATGAAAAGCTACGAAGAAGCAGACAATGACATAGATTCGCTTGAGCGCTACCACTATCGCTTCCCGTCAATTTCCTGTGTTTCATTTCTCGGCCAGCAATGGCAGCTACTTCAAAAAATGGAAGATGGCGAGAGAAAAACAACCCTGACCGATCAATGGCACGACGAGCTTAGAAAGTTTTGCTGCGAGAGCAGAATGAGCAAAACGGCGCGGCCCGCTGTGTTCAGGAGGTATACCTAAAAGTGAGATGTTTGGATCAGTTTTGGTCAGCAATATTCCCCGGCGCGCCCGTCGACATTTCTCCTAAATTACGCCAAGAGGTAGTAGCCGTTGATATAGATAACGCGCTTCGCTGGTTTTACGAGAAGAGTTCCCAAGAATATTGGAATTATGAGAAGGATTTTCCTTGCCCGCTTTCTCCCTGGAATGTTGCGTGGTTTGAGGGTGGGACGCCTCAATTCAGTAATAATGAGGGGAAAAAGATGCGCTTAAGTAGTCCGTTCCGAAAGGTTGGCTGGGTTGTTCATCAAATGGCTTTACGGACAGGCATTGAAGTTCCCTCAGAACCGATCGCTGTAACAATGATTAAGATGGCGACAAAAAGCCATGCTTCGGTTGAGCATCACTATCCCAGTGAAAAGCTAAAGGTGATTAACGAGCGAGGTGCCCGTTATACGCAGATGGCGCAAATGTTTGCTTTTAACTGGAATGGTAAATGTCACCGTCTTACAACCGAGTATTGCTACCTTGATAGCGACGGAAAAATGATTGATGTTAGTCGAGGTATTATTCTAGCGTCAGATGAGACATGGAGATTCACGAAAAAGGAAAAGCAGCAAATCAGCGAGGAATGCCAATCATATTTTCTTGCCCTTTACTTTACCCTTTGCCTGTTGCACACGAAAAACATTTCAATCAGCGACGAGCCTGCCCGGCACTTAAAAGGGAAAGCAGTTAAGCGACTTATAGAGCCAAGAACACGATTTAAGATTCTTGATATTCGCCCGCTGGTTAATACCACCAGAAAGCCTCACCAGTCACACGCTGCTGGCGACGAGATTCAGCGCGCCTTGCACCTATGTCGCGGTCATTTCCGTACCTATACCGACGAGTCGAAGCTTTTTGGCCGACTAACCGGTACGTTCTGGATTCCGCAGCATACTCGCGGAAGCGCCGAGAATGGCACTGTAGATAAAGACTATCGAATATCCGATTAGTTTGCGCTGTCGCTTAGGCAGATAATTTAAGGAGAAAATATGCCAGAATTTCCAATCAAATTTTACAACTATGGTCAATGGTCAGATGCGTCCCTTCCTGATTGGCAGGGTAACGAAAATCACCCTCAATGGCTTGAGCGTATCGGATATTACAGTGACGCGGTTGACCAATTTGGGTGCGGTAGCGACGATAGCGGAGTAGAGACTTACACAAAGCGAGACGGCTCCGGCGCGACTGACGACTTGCCAAAACACTTAGTCGTTGTCGGTGTAGGCTCAGCGTATACGTGTATCGGCGTCGCCGACCATTTGAACTTGATTCTACTGTGTCGCGATCTTGCGCCGCTGGCTCAACTGTTCTTGTTGCAGTCGGTTTTTGATGCGCTTTTTCAGGATGAGGCCGGGTGGTTTCAGTTTCAGCGGTTAGACGCGCTAAAGGATTTTATTAAGACATGGATAGGTTAACGATTTGCTCTGGTGCCGCGGGAGCCGCATCCCCTACGCCACTCCTGCGACACCAGAGCGTTCCCCGTACCGTGATCGGCGGCACAAGGCTCCCGACGGGAACTTATCGCTGAGCCTGCTGAATAGCCCAGCCTGCTATCTCTGACGCTGAGGCGTCAGCTGCTCGCGCAGCCCTCTCGCGCACGACGGACACTTTTCCTGTTTTTTTGCTTGTGCGAGAACTTGCGGCCCGCGCTCGGTACGCTTTTAACTGCTCGTCAACCAATTCGCGCACGGCTTCCCTGCCAGACTCTTTCATCTTTTGATAGGCGGGCATTTGTCGCAGGGTTTCATAGGTGTCCGCGCGCAGCGCTTCCAGCTCGCGCTCTGTTTCGATCGAGCCTTCGCTTAGCTTTGCTGCGCGCTTCATCGCGTCAGTGGCCAGTTCTGTGCTGTAGATTCGCGCCTTGGCCGCGTCGGAGCGGCCAGATTGTGCGGTGTCACTGGCAATGCGGCGCAATGTAGCTTTAACCGTTTCAGCCTGTTCAGCCAGCCGCTTGTTGTATTCAGTCGCGCTTTCCCCGGCGTTTCGCTTAGGCTTCGGCAATCCTGTGCCCAGTCGGATCATTTCTTCCAGTTGTGGGTTGCGCTGAATTTTTCGCCAAAACGCAAACGGGTTGGTTTCTTCAATTGGCTGTCCCAGTGCGTCCAAACGCTCCACCATTTGCGCGCGCGAACCAAAGCCAATATCCACCGGCATTCCCGATTGCAAGTCCCCTTTCAGCCTGCCCAGCGTCGAAGCCTCATCCGGCATCCGCTTTGTCGGCGACTGAATTTTCGCAATATCGCGCGCCGCTCCCGGCACAAACCCGCGCAGTTTTCCTGCAACGTATTGCCCGGCGGAAGTTGAATGCGTGTCGTCGCCTGCAATATCCTTTGCAGCCTGTCCTAACGGATTATTGAACAGTAATCCTTCTTTTGCGGCGGTGACTGTCCGTCCGATCCGTTTGCTGGTTTCTTCCGGCTCGCCGGTTTTGGGATTTGTGCGAGACTTCTGCGCTTCATAAATGCGCGTGGCAATTCCAGCGGCTTGGCCAATTGGCCCCATGCGGTTTAGATTGAAAGCGTAATCCCCTGCCCCGACTTCTGGACCATACCCAACACGCATAACCTCGCGCGCGTTTTTCAGGTTCGGACGGTCTTTATCGTCTTCACTGCCCCCAGTAAAAGCCAAATACCCAAACGATCCTAGCGCGCCCAGCAATGCCCAGGAAAGCGACCCAACCAGCCCCTGACGAAGCAGCTCCGCTGTGTCTTCCCCAAACCGCTGTCTGGCGAATTCGCCTTTGTAGCGCCCGGCGTATTCTCCGCCTTTGGCCATTGCCATCCGTCCTGCCACTCGCCCAAACGCGACTGGAGAATACCGGAACAGGTACGTATCCACGGCAGCCAGTGGAATCTTGCTGAATGGCACGACAAAGTCCATTGCAGCTTTCCAGGTAGCGTCTACAGCCTTGCCAACGCCTTTTTCTGAGGCCTTCCCCAGCACGCTGTTTGGCAGATCGCGCAGTTTTTGCAGCGCATCATAGGCCAGCGTCGGATAATCCAGCTTAAATCGCATTGTCGCGTCGTCGGCCAGCGTAACCATCAGCGCCGATGGGCGGTAGGCCAGATCGCGCGCCAGGCCTTTTATTTCCTCACCTGTCAAACCGTTCTCTTTTCCAATCTTTCGCGCCATTGCATTGGCTTGGGCAGAAATCGCCGTCGCGTTGACCATATTGGAAAACAAAATATCTGCCGCGCCGTGGCTGCGCCCAATAAAGTTCAACACCTGGTCAAGTCCGGGAATTAACTTGGCGCGATGGCCAAGCTCAAACTTATCTGTGCCGCCAGCGTGTCCAGCTTCAGCATCGTCCGCTTCGATCATTCCCTGCGTGATGCCGTATCGAAACATATCCAACACGTCGCGCGGAGCGTTTCTCAATCCCGTGCCCAGTCCTCGAAGCTCAGCCTCAACGGCTGGAACCAAGTCGCGGAAATCGGTGACGGCCCGGCTGTAGGGAATTCCAAACTTATTCAAAACACTCGCCGGAACGATAACATCAGCAACGCGCTGCGCTTCATGCAGCGGCATTTTGAACAACTGTTCCAGCACGTTAAACAAATGGATGTGCGGCGCGCTCAACAAAGAAGATTTGTAGGTCTTGGCGGTGTAGCCTGCCAAAGTGGTGTATTCCCCTGCCTTGGCCAGCGCGTCGGCAATTTTTAGGCGAGAGCGATCAAACTGTCGCTTGGCAGTCTCGTAATCCTTGCTCCCGGACTTGGCTGTCTGCATTGCCTCGTGCGCCTGAATCAGGTCGTTGGTTTTGGCCAGCGTGTCCGCAATGAAATCAGCCTGCCGGTTAGCCAGCCTGTCAGCGACCGGCTTTAATCTAAGCTTCTTTGCCCAGTACAACGCACGCGCGCCGGGCAGCGATCCGGCAACGCCGCGCCCGCCAGCGTTCAGCAATTCATCCATTGCCATATCTTGAATCTTGTACGGATCAATGGTCAGTGGCTTATGCTCGCTGAGAATTTCGCGCAGTGGCGAAGTCTTAGGCTTCGGCTCGCTGCGCAAAGATTGCAGTCCGCCAAAAACAGAGCCGAGAACAGTGCCAGTCGGCTCGCTTGCTAACTCTCCAAAACTGAATCGTCGCTCTTTTCGCTCTGCGACGCGAGGAACTCCCTCAGCCTGTCTTCGCCCTCCCGATGACGAATCAGCAACGCCTCCTGAACCGCGTCCTGCTTGCGATTCCGCTCCTCGATTACCTCTTCCAGCGACTTCCGCCGATCCTTTGGCAATGGTGTCGGCAGTTTGAGTTTCATTTCTTGCTCCTTCCAGCACGGGTTGCAGTTTGGGGTCAATCGCGCCAAACTTTTCCAGCGACCGCGCGCCGTATTTTTGCACCGTGGCGCGGTAATAAGAGTTCATCACCTGCACGGCTTCGTCAAGCGACAGACCAAAGATGCTAAAATCCCCTGAAGCGATGTATGCCACAGCTTCATACCCATGCGTCTTGTCGGCATACCCTCGCCGCGCGAGTTCCGCTTTGATTTTTTGCGCTTTTGGCTGCTTTGCCAGCCAGGCTTCCGTTGCCGCGCCGGTCAAAGTCTGATCAACCGCTGACTGCGCCGTGTGAGTTGTTTCGTGACGAACGGCTTGCTTGATCTCTCCTATCGCCTGTCCTGCCCGCTTGGTGACAATGGCGACGTCGCGACCGTTTGCGTCGGCATCGTCCGCTGCGGTGTCCAGTTCGGCTGCAATTCCGGTAAACGCTCCGCCCGCTCGTTCTCGCATCGCGTCCGCAGTGTGACGGGCTGACTGTGAATCCAGCGTGAAATCTCCAGGAATTCCAGATACGCTTTCTCCGAATACAGTCACCAGCGAATCGCGCACCAGCGCGTGTCCCCACTCGTTTAGATAAACTGTGCCCGGACGGTTTCGCGCCGGGCGATACTCCGCTGTCGCATTCGTTGCCAAATCGCTGACCGTGTACCGGCCAGTGAACGCAGCATCGCCGCGCCGCTCCGCAACTCTTGGCGCTTTGGTTTGCAGTGACACGCCCGACGGCAATCCATCACCCCTCAACAAGGCGTCCACCATTTGCCGAGCGCCAGCCCCGTCTACCTGCACTTCCATGAAGCTGCCACGCTTGGCAAAATCCATTCCCGCCGCTTTCAGCAATGCTGAATTCAGGTAATACTTCCCGCCTCGCCCCTTGGCCGCAGGTACAGAAAACACATACCCATCAATCCCCTTGGAGATTGTCAGGTCACCCGTGCGGTCGGTGACTTGCGCGCCGCGCCCCCCGTTGACCGCCGTCATCACCTCGTCCACGGTTTTCAGTCGCTGTTTTTGTTTTGCAATGGTTTCTGCCGGATCAAAGCTGGACGGCATCAAGATGCCCTGTCGAATTCCCCCTTCGTTGTTGGTGAAATTAACTATCTGGCCGTTGGGAGCCGCGCCGAACCCGGCAATCAGATTCCCGGTCACCATGTACCGATTCTCTTTTGTCGTTGCCAGCCCTTTATTAAAGGCTTCCAGTATTGGCAGTCTAACAAAATCGTCCTTGGCCGGATCGTACACTGTGGCGCTTTGCGCCGGGCGTACGACAATGCGATTAGTGCCGCCTTCACTTTCGTTGAAATCAATCTTCGACAATGCCACCGTCATTTGCCGCCGCGAATCAGCCAGCGCGACTGTCGCCCGCCATCCGCTCAGCGCTACGGGATTTGCGCGCTTTCCTTTCCGCTCGACACTTAGCACTACGCCATATCCGTTGGCGATCGAAACCGTCGCTCCCGGATACACGACGCCAGTAATTTGCCGCCAGCGGTTCAGCCACTTATCAGCGGCCAGTTGTTCCAGTTGCCCGCGCTTGCTGTCACCATGCTCTTCCTCCATCTTAAGCTTGAAGGCGTCAACCTCTCTACTAAGCCTGCGGCGCATTTCATGGATGCCCATTCGCCCCTCCGCTGCTAATTTTGCCAAATCTCCCGCGTCGCCCAGTGAGGCTTTCAGTTTTTCCATCACCTCGTCAGAGGTAAACGGCTTTCCTTGCCGATTGACGCTGACGCGCTCCAAATTTGCCGCCTGCTCAAACAGGCTTGACCCTGACCCGGCCACCAGCGGCTGAGTTTTCAGTGTTTCCGCGTCCAGGTTGAGTGTTTTTGCTTCCAGCGCGTTTTCGCCCATTGCTTCGGCTTGGCGCAGCGCGTCTTCGTATTCGTCGGTTAACTCTTGGTACACGCGCTCTTGCTCGGCAATTGTCAGTAAAGGAACTCGCCCGGTCACTTTGCGCATCGCGTCTTCGCGTTCCAGCCCTTCGCTTCGTTCGGAATCTTTCAGCGGGTACCCCAAAGCTTCATGCAATTCAGGATTCGATTCCATCAAGCTGGCCGCCACTTCATCGCCGTATTTATTCAAAAAGTCTGGCACGTCTTTGGCCGTGACCGCGCTCGACCGGCTGGCAGTTGTGTTCGCGTTCAGGCTGGCCATTTTCTTTGCCAGCACTGCCGCCGGGCGAAGCTCTGCCGGAATGTCGGCGACCATCTGGGTATATCGCGGCGGGACGACTTGGCCCGTGCGATGAACACGCCCCAACATTTGCATGTGGGTGTCAATGTTCTTTTCCGCCTGCGCAATGATCATGTGACGCCGACGTTGGTCTTTGAATTTTTCGCTGGCGTGCAAGCTGATCCCAGTCGAACCTGACTGGTTCAAAATCAGAACGTCCATCGTGCCGTCATTGAACGCTGCAATAGTTCGCTTTTTGGCCGCCGTCGAAGTCTCTGATGCCGGGCGTGTTGCGTACGTCGCGCCGTCGCTTGTGTAATTGACAATATGACCTCGCCCTGTGATTTCACCCGTGCGATACCCAGCATCGCGCAGCCGCTTGTGCAGCCAGTCAATTGGCGAAATTGGAATATCCAGGTTCAATCGTTCAAGAGTCTTGGCCGCCTGCTTGTAGGCTCTAACGCCTTCTTCTCCCAGTTCTTCGTCGCTTAAATAATGCCGGGTTTTTTCGCCATACGGCTTGCCAATCACTACCTCGCGCGACCGCTCCAAATATCGGTTCAGCAAATCGTTGAAAGACAAGTTAATTGGCGCACCTGGCTGTAATTCATTGTCTTCGGCAAACCGCTGGATAAAACTTCCCATCGTGTTTGCGACGGTAATAACGGGCTTTTCTCCGGCTTCCAGTGCGCGAATCGCCGTCTCTGCCGCCTGATCTGCTTTTAACGCAAGCAGCGATTGCTCAATCAAGTTGTGCATCAGGCTGGTGAAATTGACCGAACTAACGCCCGCTTGCCCAACAGACCCGTCCACAGTAATGCGCTTCGCTTCGGCTTTTACGCGCTCGTTCAACGTCTTCAATGCCGCCTGCTTGATTCGATCAAACGCCGCAACTTCACGCATCGCCTTCGACACACTTTCCGCCGTTGTTCGATCCACTTTTGTCGGCGTTGGCGCATATTCCACGCCTTTGAACGACCGCTCGCGGCGGATGTATTGCCCCGACTCTGCGAGCATTGAGGCAATGACCTGTTGCATTGGCACGCCGCCTTTTTGGGTAATCTCCGCCAGCTCGCCCAAATCGCCGACCGCCTTGCCCAATTCAGTGCGAAAGTACAAATCCATTACTTCAGGGCGCTTGGCGAATGTTGCCGACGAATACAACACACCTTTCGCGTTTTTGGCCATCTCCCGCGCAAACTGCGCTCGATTGAATTGAGGCTTACCCTTTTCGTCCATCTCGACTTGTCCTGCCCCGCCCGCATTGTGAGATTCATCGAAAATCACAATGCCATTGTTTGCAAAACGGCGCAGCAAGTCGTGTCGTGCGCTCAGCCTGCCCTGAACGCTTTGCATTTGATTGTAGGTGGTGAAAATCACGTGATGGCCGCCCAGGTTTCCTGTTTCGGCAATTTGCCGAAGCGCCGCCTCGTGCGTCTTGCCTGCCTGAGTTTGCAAAAACTTGCCGCGCTTGGCTGGCGCTGGCCATCCCAACAGCTTAGCTTTTTCTGCGGCCCCGTACCATTCCAGCGCCTCATCGTCCAGTGGCACGTTTTCGCCCGCGTTGGTAATCAACGGCTTCAGATTTTCTGATCCAATGTCGGTCAAATCTCGGATCATGTCGCCATACAGTGTCGGCTTTTCGGTGACAAAAACAGGCGTCAGTTTTTGTCGGTTGGCGTATCGAATTACAGCCGCAACCACGCGCCCTTTACCAATGCCCGTCTGGTCTCCCAGAATCAGCGCGCCGCCTTGTTCAATATTGCGAATCGCCATTGCCACGGCGTCCACCTGTTCACCGCTCAGGTATTTTCCGATTTCATCAGGCTTGTAACCTAACCGGTCAGCGACATAATCATCCAGATCGCCAACTTCCTCTTTCAGCCGCCGCAGAGAATTGTCCACCGCATTGGCCATATTCACCGGAACCAGCGTTCCAACTGAATACGAGCTGCTGGCAGGCTTGTAAGCGCGATGCGTGTCGGAGTCCGCTTCGGCGATTTCCTGGCTAGGTTTGGCTTGGAGCTTGGTTTGATCCTGCTTACTGGTATCTTTGCCTTGCGCCTGCGTCTGGAAGTCTTGGACAAATCGCAGGATGTACGGTTTCATCCGTTCTAGCTCTGTTTTAGTCGCGTTATAGACTTCCTTCAGATGAGTGAGCAGTCGGCGAATAACTTCGCGCACGTCCGTTGTCGCGTTTTTGAAGTGTGCAACCGCCGCTTCGAATAGCGGCTTCGCTTTCGCGTAAGATTCTTCGTCAAAGACCGGCCCGCTACCCAGCCGGTTCGGGTCACCAAACAGATCGAGCAGCCCTTTGGCAATATCATCCAGGCCAGCGACAGTCTCTTTGGCTGCCGATTGTGCGACTTTTCTGGTTGTGTGTTGGCCTGATGCGCGCTTTGGCTTGTCTTTTTGGGTCAGCTCTTTGCCGCGAATGTCGGCAGCCTCAAGTAGCCATACCCTGTCGCTCTGTTTCAGAGTGTCAAGGAAACCGTTGTTTTCTTCCATCAAGTCCAGCAGCACGTCTAGCGTCTCAGCCGTCAACAACTTGTCCCGCAGTTCTGACACGCGCTCGCTGTTTGGTTTTTGCTTGGTTCCGGCGTGTCCCTCGCCTCCCAACTTGCTCACCACCGAGCGCGTTTCTTCCGGTGCTTCCGCAGTCAGCGCGCCATAGATGCTATCCACCTTGTCGGCCAGATCGGGACGCTTTTCTTTTAGATACTCAGCCAACGCCGCCAGCGCGGCGTCGTTGTCCATCACGTGATTAAACTGCGCATGTAAATCTGCCGTCTTGTACGTGTCAACATATCGGCCAATAGTTTGATCAAATATCTGGCGATATTCTAGCGTCAATGCGGATGGCTGTAGCTCAACGATCGGCGTCTTTGCGGGTTCCTCCCCGAATAGGTTCGCTTGCGCTACCCGCTGCCCGGATTCTGGCTGGAAGTGTGTATTGTAAGCTTTGATTGCCTCTTCGATTGCCGATTCTTTGCTGTTGGCCGTCATCCAGCGAGCATCGGGAGCAAACTTATATTGCCACGAGCCATTGTCGTATGGGCGCAGCAAGTTGACCTGTCGTAGCGCTTCCTCGCTGGGCTGAGCCGTCGCCGACTGCGGTGCAGGTTCATCGCCAAACAGATCATTAAGTTCTTCGTCAAAAATGGCATCCGCGCTTGATTTTGCGGCTTCTTTGGCTGTGCGCGGTGGCTGACCCACTGTCGGCTGGCTTGCGCTCTCATCGCGTAACGACCGCTTGTAGTCTTGAACCTCTTTATTCAAAGCCCTGACATCGGCATCAAACTGCTTCCGCGTGTAAGGCTTCTCGCCGCCAGGCACGGCATCGCCAAACAGTTTGGCGAATTCCTCGTCAAAGACGCCGCCTACGAAAGATGCTCGTCCAGTCCCAGCGTCAGCGCGCTGACCCACTGTTCCAGGTTGGTTTCCTCGATCAACTGCTTCGCGCGCAGATTGTCCTGACTCAGTATCATTCGCCCCGGAAACGCGCCCAGGTTGCTCAGCCGCTCCTGCAACTGGCTGTTGTTGAAGATTAGCCGGTTTAGCGCCTCGCTTTGGTCTCGCAGGCTCGGACGCTCGTCCAGTAGCCCCGCTTCTTCCAGTTGGTTTGTTAGATACAGCAGGCTCCACTCTTTGGGCATTTCCCACTGTTCGATCATCGCCTGAACTCGATCTTGCAGGTACGCCATATACGTCGGCATCGGCAACGGTGCGTCGGCTGGCGCTAGAATCGCGCTCACTCGCGGACAGTCCGCGCTCGCCCAGCCGAACATTGTCGGCTGCGACCGTCTCATTTTGACCGCTGCGGCTTGCAAGTTTTTCTCCTACCTCGTCCCAAGATCGAAGCGTTGCCGGAACGTCGGCGGCAGGCAATGCCCGCTGCGACCGACCGCGCCCCTCAATGACAATGACATCTACCGGCGAACCTGCGCCCTGCTTTTGGTACAGATCGCCCAAAACTGTAAAATGGTCGGTGACATTATACTGATTGTATAATGTGAAGTAAAAGCTTCTTTTTGCCCCGGCGTTGTACGCATTTGACCGCCCAGCATCACTATCCGCACGCGGAGCGCCAACAATCAAAACAGCTTTGCCGTCGTCTTTCATTGCCTTCAAGGCTTCAAAGGCAATCGCGTGATCAATTTCTGAAGTCTGATATTTTCGATCAATTTCAAAGCGCAGCGTGTTCCCGGCTTCGTCTTTGACAATTCCAAACGGCGGATTGGCAATCACGCGATCAACCTTTTGATCCGGCTTCCACTCTGCTGCGTTGTGTTCGGTTACAGTTGCGCCCGGCAATAAATCGCGCACCGTCGCCGCACGCTCCGCGTTCAATTCGTTGGCGATGATCTTGCTTGGCTCCGCAGCCAACAGCAAAGCTGAATGACCGGCGCTTGGTTCATAAACTGTCGTCTGAGAACTGATCCCTGCCAATTCCGAGGCGACATACGCCAACGGCAGTGGAGTTGAATATGCTTGCTGTTTTATGCTGGTCGAAGTTCGCGCCGACAGGTTTGGCAGCCGATCATACAATTCCCGAATTGCCTGAAACGTTGCTTCGGGTGACTTTCCGTCCGCAACAATCTGTCGCGCAGCCAGCACAGCGCCCGCTTCAATCGCCTCGTCAACCTGCTTGGTTTCCAGTGATCCAGGCTTCACTTCGCGCCCGGTTTGTTCAGCAATAAATTTCCGCGCCTCGACAATATTGGCAAAACCTTTCCCGTCGGCTAGATGCGCGGCTACAGCCTGCGCCAATTGTCCCCGCTCGCTTGTCGGTTTGATGGTTTCTCTTGGCGACTGCGGCTTAACAATGCTGACCCCAGCCTGATTGTCTGGATTGGCAACGACAACGCGACCGTCAGCGGTTTCAGCTAAAACCGGTTTGCCATCAATTGCCGGGTTGGAATGGGTAACTGTTTTCGCGTCGCGTTCGCGGCTTTGGTACCGCTCGCGCGCGGCAATTGCCCGCTCGTGCAGCTTTCGCACTTCCGCCATCCACGCGGACGACACGCCGGACGGATTTTTGTCCAGTGTTACGCTTGTCGCCTGAATAACCTGGTCAAGCTGAGACTTTCGGCCTTCACGGGAAGGGATTGCCAATCGGTCTAAGTCGGCGTTCTTGTATTCGTTGATAATTTCAACGTTCTGTCGGGCAGGAAGCCGATTTTCTTCGACTCGCTTGTGCCTGTTCCCACGGATTTTCGCCAATGGCCCGGCGTTTTCGCCAGCCGCGCGCAGTTCGTCAATATCTTCGGCTGAAACGCCCGTCCATTTTGTAAAGTCGTAAATTGTTTTTGGATCAATATCCACTTCGCCTTGCACGGCGCGCCGATACAAATCTTCGACTTCAGTCATGTAAGCGTCAAAGTCTTTATCAAAGACTTCAGACGGTCTGATTTTTAGGAGTTGACGTTCTCGCTGGGTTGGCTGCCTTGGCTGTCGGCTTGATCCTCTGCTTGGTTCTCCGCCAGCATTCTTTTCACTTTCCGGTGAACCGCGTCTAGTGCCCCCAGTTGCCGCATTTGCAGGCGAAGTTTTTGTGGAACGGACAGGCCTTCGCGCTCGGACGATCTCTCCGACTGTTTCTGCACTGATCCCGTATTCATCGGCAATCCTGTTGAATTCATTGAATGCATTATTGTCTCCCTGCGCTGCCTGTTCAAGCAAATTTACAATCTCAGCATCGCTGAAAATTCTTTCTATCGCGTACACTTCGCGCTCAGTTTCAAGATCATCAAAAAACGTGTCCAGGGCTGTGACTTCACGAACAACTTCGTCTCGCTGCGGCTTCGGCAACCGCTCAGCGTCCGCCAGCACTTCTGCGCGCTTGTCGTCAACGCTCTTAATCGCTTGCTGAACGGTGTCCATCGAAAGCCCTTGCCCTTCCCAGAACGCTTTCTCGCCGTGCCAGTTCAGGGCATAGGCCACCATCGCATCAACGTGACGCTGCTCAATTCCGGCCTTTGCCGCATCTTCCGTGATCCAGTCAATGGCGTCGTTGAACGCTTCCGAGGTTGGCTCGTTGTCGTAAAGCGCGCGCTCCGGCTCTACATTTCGCCGCTCTAATTCGTCATACGGCGAAAACGAAACCAGCCCGACGCCCGGTTCAAACACGCCCGCCCTCATTGATCGAATGTCGGCATCGCTGCCGTACTTCATGACCTCGTCAGAAGTCGCAGCGGCACGCTTCACCCAGGAATCACCTTCGTCTGACTCCCGCGCATAATCCGCAATCGTTTTTCTCTGCGGTGGTCGGTTGTCGGTGGCCGGTAGTTGATTGCCAACGGCCTCGCTTTCCGTCTCCGGCGAAGCCTCAGCCTGCCATTGGTCAAAGAATTCCCCAATAGAACCGGCTGGCCGCGCGCTGCGCCCGCTCCGCATTTCACCTTCAATCGCCTGGAATAAATCGTCAACGGTTGAATCTTCCGGCAAGTATCCGGCTTCAACCATTGCCTCGCGCATCCTGTCGGGAGCCAATCCGCCTCTGTTATTGACCAGTCCAGTCGTTCCAGACTCCTTTACTCCTAGCCGTCGCAGCTCGCCCGGAGAAATCGAATCGTTGGCGATTCCGCCTGCTCGTCGAATTGCGGTCAACATTGGCGTCGAATCTTCTTCGACATCGCCAATGGTCGGCACAGCACGGTCGAACATTGCGCCCGGCTCGTAAAAGCTCTGCACCGGAGGCGTGCCGCCTTCTGGATTGCTGACGGCGTCCGGTCGAAACAGTGGCGGCACGGCCTGCGTGACCGGCACTTTTTGGCCGCGTTGCTGCTTTCGCAAATCACCAATGCGGTTGCCGATCTGTCCCTGAAACCGATTCAAGTCTGCTTTGATATTTTGTGACTCCGGCGTTCGCGCCAGATACCGCACGGCGTCACGCAATTGATTTTGCTGGACAGTTAACTCGTTGATCGCTTCAGCAATCAGTCCTTGATTCAGGTATTCTTGATGGCGACGACCGGCTGTGTCGGCTGCCTGCAACGCGGCTGAGTGCATTTGCATTTGCTGCAATTCGTTTTCCGCAGACTTCCGCGCCTTTTCGTTGCGCGCCTGTGTGCGCTGTCGCTCTAACTGCTGTCGGCGAGATTCTTGGGCAGCGCGCGCCTTTTCCATTCGCACGGCTGTTGCGGCGTCGCGTTTGGCCTGAGCCTGTTCACGCTGCTGTTCAATTTGAAGCTTGCGGTCAAGCTTCATCTGTTCTCGTTCGGCAAATTTTGACTGCTTGGCGGCCTCCTTCTGGGCTTTTTTCTGCTGTTTCTCCAGTTCGCGCTGTTGCGCTTCTCGCTGCGCGTCCAACTGAAAAAGACTCTCTGCCTGATTTAATCGTTGCTGGATAGATTGCGCGGCGGCAAGGTATGGCCCAGGCGACGCACCCGTGGCCACGGCAGCCAGTTCTGCCTGATACGGCTCAGATTTTTGCAGAGTTTGCAGGCTGGCTTTTAATCGTTGCGCACCAGTTGTTGCCAGCAATTCGGCAGACACTCGGTCAGCGTCCCACGACTGCGCGGCAGCATTGACCAGTCCGGCAGCCTCAACAAACTCTTTGTTGATTTGCTGTTCGGCGCTTGCAGTCACGCGCCCCTGTCGCTGCTGTCGAATTTGATCCAGCATTGCCACTGCTCGATCCTGTGGCGACAGGTTTGCCAAATTAGGAATCTGCGCAGGCTGCACTTGCGCTTCCGGGAAAAGAGGCGCAATCGGCTGGACGGGCGACAAGTCGGCTTGAGGCAAAGCTGCGCTTGCAACGCTTGGCGCATTGGCTGTCACGGCAGAAACCGGCGACTGAGCAGGCGGCGCTGCGGCTGGCGAACTTTGCGGCGTATTCAACCGCTGCGCCGCGCTGGCCAGCTCTTCTTTCGTGAAAATTCCTGTCGCACCCGGCGCTGCTGTCGGGACAATGCCCGGCATTGAAGCGCGTTCATTCTGAATGTCGCGAACAAGCGAACGCGCTTGCCCTTTTTCAGCGACATGCGCACTAGCGCCGCCGCCAGCGCCCAGGAACAACGCAGGAACCGCGTTTTCCCAAACGTCCTTGCTCAGCGCGCGATTTGGGGCATACCCTGAATAATATTTCGCGCCAACGTTTTCTACGAATTGCTGCGCCCCTTCTTGTACCCCTTCTTGCAGTGCTTCTTTGGCAACCCGTCCAATCGTTCCCTTGCCGGGCAGTTTGCCAATTAACGACTCCGCGCCCACTGATTCTAACGCACCCGCTACCGCACCCGTATCAATCGCTCGCGCCAGTTGCTGTGGCGTCGCTCCGGCAGCCTTTGCTTCTTTGTACTGACCGGGCACTTCCATTGCCGCACCAGCACCACCGGCCACCAGTTCCGCTGGCAACCCCGCCGCTGCGCCCAGTTGCGCCGACGCTATAAATGGCAACATTGATCCGCCAGCTTCTGGCAGCGTGCGCGACCAGAAATCCGCCTTTAACGGGTTGACTGTTGTCGCCTTAGACGGGTCAACTGGATAAAGATTTCGAGCAGCCTCTTCGCCGTATTGGGAAACTCCTTCGAGCCTGTCTCCCATTTTTGAGAGATTGGCATAAATTCGACTCAATTGCGCTTGAGCTTCTGCACGTTTTTCCGGCGAGCGCGCAGGATCTCTCGCAATATCCTCGTACACACGAGCGAGCGCCAAATCGTTCTTGTTTAGAAAATTGTCCGCAAGTCTGGCCGCACCTTCTGGAATGGAATACATGCCGCGCGTCGCTGAGCCAAGCGCACTATTGATCGCTTCATCCACGCGGCCAACCGGCTGATTGATAACTTCCTCATCAGGATTCAGTCCGCCAGCCGCAGCGGTTACAAATCTTCGCGCCCACCTTGTCGGCAACCACTCCGATTCCACTTCTTCGCGCTGTCGCTGAACTTCAAGCCGGTGAGCGTCTTCTGGCGACACGTCCAACGCTTTCATCATCTGGCTGTCGTGCGCGCGCAGTCTTAGCCGATCTTCTTCAACCTTGGCGTCAACTGCATTAGGCTTAACTTTTGCGTAAGCCCACTGACGTCCGCTTTTCTTGTCTGCATCCTCTCCGAATCCGACCTCTAACTCGTTGGCATATTTTCGCTGCGCGTTTTTGGCCAACCTGTTGGCCTGTTCAAGTTTTCCTTCAGCTTGAGCACGCAGTTGCTGTCCCACACTCAGCCCGCCATCAACCGCAAAGCCCGGCTCCTTGTCGGCTTGCTGAAACAGTGCGACTGACTGGTCTTTTAGATCGTTGATCTGCCGGGCAACGCGTGCCGCTTCGACGCCGCGCGAACTGCTCGGACGTTTTGGCTGATAAGTGTCGTAAGTCGCGGCGGACGACCGATTCGCGGACGGCTGACTTGACGCGCCGCCCAAATCACTGGCGGAAATTTCCGGGCCGTACGGTTTCAGTCCCGCAATTTCAGCCAGCGATTTGCGCGGAGCTTTAACTTGTGAACCTGACGGCTTCGACACTTTAGGCGGCAACACGTCTGACTCCGTGCTGGCATCCTGATAAATTTCTTCCAGCGACCTGCGCGGTCGCGGAGCCTGCGTCAGTTCCTGTCCGTACATTATTTCAACCCCACACGGTCAGCAAAAGCTGCTGCTTCCTCTCTACTGTAACCATTGGCTACCGCGTCGGCGATAAACCCACTTCGAGTACGAGTTTTCCCGCTCCCGGCAGGCTTGGCAGGCGACTTGACCGTTCCAGGCACACTTCCGACCGCCCGTTGGTTTTGACCAGCTTGCGTCGTTCCTGTGGGTTGAGCCTGGCCAGTGTTTTTGTAAATCATGCGATTCATTGCGGCGGCAGCATTTCTGTCGGCAACCGTCATCTGTGTCGCGTTTCGACTGTCGGCAATCCCTCGTTTGGTTGCGTTGTTTTCTGTGTTCATTGCGGCTTTTGCAGAACCACCTAACTCCACCATGCTCTGGTCAGGGAAAATCTGATAAGTGCGAATCTGCCCGTCGTCACCCACCACGTCGCGAATTTGCGGCTTGCCGGTAACCAGCGCCTGCGCGCGAGCCTCGTTCAATCTAATTTGCGAATCTTTGTAAGCCGCATTGGCGCGATTATTGACCTTCATCGCATCGGTTTGCGCTTTGGTGTAATCAATTCCTGCTCGGCGCGCCTCAAGGTTAACCAGCGCCTCGTCGGCCCTTCGTTTTGATTCTTCTTCTTGCCCGCGATGCGCTTCTTGTTGATCCAATTCCGGCTTGTACATTTGCGCCCACTCATATTGCCGGGCGGAAGTTGGATTAATCATCCCGCCAGTAAATCCCGCCCCGGCTCCACCAATTGCGCCACTAATTGGATTATGCGGAGAGGAATTGATCCCCTGCACTGTGCCAAGCAACGCGGGCAGCAGAGAGCTTTTGAACCGCTCACCAAAAGTCAACTTCCGCTCGTTCCCTTCCTCATCGCGCGGAACCTTGCTCATTACGTACTCATATTCGGCTTTGGTTTGCGGATCGAACGGGCGCGGCCCGCCTGTGCGCCCAGGCAGGGCGGGAATCGGCACATCTTCGGCTTTTTCCGGCAACCCCGGCCCTGTCGCTGGCAATCGGCCAGCCAACGGGTCAGACATTGTCGGGCGAATCGGCACCGACGAAACCGCGTCCGCGTTCATTTCTGGCAGTGCAGGCAACCCCTGCAACGGTTTCCCGATCATCCCATTTAGAATTGGCTTTTGCGGCGTTGTGCCTGTCGTCATTGCTGCATCAGGCGCTCCGGGGATTTTTTTTAACGCCCCTGCCGCTTTCATCAATGGCCCGTTCAAAAATTCCAAAGACAGCATTGATTCCTCTCAAAAAAAAAACAGGGATCAAGAAAACCTTGATCCCTATAACCAAAACGGAGTTGTTGCATTGGCTGCGTTGGCCAAACTTAATTGCCGGGCGACGGCGACGCCGGAGGCTTGTCCTTTTTTCTCAATATCCACGCGCCATCGGGCGCGACCGTAATGTTTGCGACATCGTATTCTGCCAGCTTGTCGGCTTCGATCCCTGCGGCCTTTGCCGCAGCGTTCAGTTTTTGATTCAGCACTTCCGCTGCTTTTCTGGCCTCTTCGCGCAGTCGCGCCAATTCAACCCCTGCCTTTTCAACTTGCAACTGCAAATTATTTGCGCGCAAACCAGTTAGTTCCGCGTCTTTTTGCAGTTCCGCAATTTCTTTAGCAGCCGCCGCTGGAATCACCGCAGTCGCAGGTAGGCCTTTAACGGTTTCCGCTGGCTTTTCGTTTGCCTTATTTGGGGCAGCTTGCTGCGCCCAAGCAGTCACAGACATGCACAAAACTATTCCGATAAAAATCAAACGCTTCATCAGCACTCCTTACAGATTAAAGCATCACCGTCGCCGACCTTCCAGCCTTCATCGTCTACCAAAGATTGCAGGAACGTCTCGCGGGTAATAACAGGAAGATTTACAACGCCGGGAGAATCTGGCGTCATATACGAACGTCGCGCCGAGCAACTGTCGCAAACAGCAATCATTGTCACACTGCGCGCATTTGGGTCGAATAAAACTTCAATTGCCATCTTCGACTAAACCTTGCCTCAAGGGATAAAATAGCCCACCAGGTCAACGGCCAAATTTGTGGTTGCCGTCGAGTACGCCTTAAACGCGCCGCCAGTCCCAAGCCCAACCGTGAAATGACGATTGAACACTTGACCGGCAGTAAAGTTTGAACTCGCAATGTTTGGGCGAGCAGTATCGCCCGGCCACAAAGTCAGCCAACCACCAGCGACCGGCTGAATAACCGTCGCATTGCCGACTACGGCTTTTGCTCCAACGGGAACCGTGCAACCCCCTGCCACCGCCTGCGAAGCCTCTGCGCCGCCAGTCATCGGCGCGCCAGGAGTAAAACAGCCCGCATAGCCAGCACGGGTATCCAACAACCGAACTGGCGCAATTGGATAAAACAACAACCCTGCGCCGTTGACATCAACAGCATCGCCACTGAAATATCCCACCACGTCCACTACAAGATGCGTGCTTTGCCGAGTAAACACACTGACCTGCCCGGAAGCAGACAGTCCCGCAAAAAACTGAGAGTTCAACGTTTCGCCGACCGCGTAATTCCCGCTGGAAGTAAACGGGGTCGAGATACCCGAAGCAAACAATGTCAGCCAACCAGACCCCGCAGGATTAACCGTCGTTGCATTCCCTACAATCGCTTTTGCCGCCGCCGGAACCACTGCACCACCGCACGCGCCCGTCGCCGTAATTGACGTAACCGAATTTGCTCCCAGCGGCGCGCCCGGACTTGAACAGGCAGGATAAGTTGGCCGGGTGTCCAGCAATCGCACCGGACTTGCCAGTAAGTGAAAATACAACCCGCCAGCCCCAGGCGGCGCGTAATAGCCCGTGACATCAATCACTGCATGAGATGTTGCCGTGCTGAAAACCTTGAACGCGCCATCCGCGCCAAGTCCAACCGTGAAAACATTATTCGTCACCTCGTTCGCAAGATAGTTCGAACTGGCGGTTAATGGCAGCGTCGCATCGCTCGCGTAAACCGTGAACCAACCGCCAGCAACCGGCGAAACAGAAGTCAGATTGCCGACAACAGCTTGTGCTTCAGCCGGAATCCCGCAAAACCCTCTGGCAGTTTGAATCAAAGACGATCCATTACTAATCGGCGCTGAATTCCGAGTGTCCACTAAGCGACACGGCGTCAGCGGATAAAACTGCAAGCCCTGAGCGGGAACCGTCAAAGCCATAAGATTTAGACAAAGTAATAAAAACAGAATTTTCATAAAATTTCCCCATTGTTAAGTTATCGCTGAAGCCGGAAGCTCAGCAGGTCAAGATAAAGAAAATTTGAACCGGATGGTGCGTTTCGGTACGAGTATCGAAACTCTTGACTAGAATTTACCGGCAACCAGGTGGTCGAAGTGATCCCAGGATTTTGCCCGTAAACGCCAGTGGCTCCAGCTGGATCAAGCCCGGTTCCTGCCGACCCCGCCTCTGAAGTATCAAAGTACGCAATCCCCGCCGTCGCCAAGTTGTAAATTGTCGCTTCAAAGGCTCGCGCACCGACCGGCATTACAGTGCTAAGAGATTTGGTTGTATTTGTACTTTGGCTTTGATTTGTCAGCATTCGATTAACGCTGGTCACGTCAACCAAATAACGTACAATCAACAACTCTGATTGCCCTTCGGCCTGAAAATTGGCCAGATTGCCATCAAACGAAAGCGGCGCAACGCCAATAAGTCGCCTTGACGTGTCACCGGTTTTGCTTCGAGCGGTACCGTACCAAGCCGACGCTGGAGCAGTCGCCGTCACTTCAATTGCCGCCGTTCCACTGTTGTCGTAGGCGTAAACGTAATAAATGAACTGAGCATTGACAGTCGCGCCGCTGGAATGAGTTGCCGCTGTCGAATTATTGAATCCACGAGTACAAGTCAGAGTGTTTGACGAACGAGTGCAACTCATTTGCTCTGAGTCCACTTTAATTGTCAGCGAACTCGGCATCCAGGAGCCGTCTGTGATTGAAATTGTAGTTGTGGACGTGTCTGAAACCGCCGCGCTCAGCGTCGTGGTGCGCGTGATCGTGCTACTGGTCAGCGTGGACGCACTGGTAAGAAGCGCACCTGTGCTTTGAATTTGAGCCTGCCCCGGCGAGACGCTGACTGTTGAGCTTGACGCCCAACTGACGACCAGTCCACTAATTTTCCCCGTTAAACCCAGACTGGCATTTAGTATTTGCCAGTTGGAGCCGTCGCTTTGAATTGTGATAGATTCGTTTTGTCCGGCAATTCTGACAATCAACGAGCCGTCAATAGTTTCAGACGCGTTGCCATCAAACGTGCAAACGTTGGCCGAAGAATCGGTTTTCTTCAGAATGTAGACGCGACCCGTCAGCCCCGATGATGCTGGCAAAGTCATCGTTCGAGCCGCACCCGAAGCATCACACAGAATTGTTGAATACGTTGCGTCAAGAGTTGGACTGGAACTCACAGACGTTACAGCCGTGGCAATTGGCCCCGCAACAGTCAATGGGGTGGAGGCATGAACAGCTGTCCCGATGCCGACTCTGTTAAACCGTGTGTTTGCCGATGTCGAGCCATTTTCAGTTAGAACAGAAACAGCACCAACAGACATAAAAGACGACGCGTTGATGGTGACTGCCGTCACCGTCCCGCTGCGATCAACAGTAAACCGATTGGTTCCTGCATCTGCCAGATTCAACAGATTGACGGTCGATCCGGTCAAAGAAGTATTCACAGTGTCCACGGCAAGGACATTTACTGTAGTGTTTGCGTTTGACGCACCGGTATTGATCGTCGGCTTAATCAAAGAACCGTAGAAAGTCCGAGTGTTTGTGTCGTTTTTGGTGACAGAAAAAGTCAGATCATTGAGGGCAATTGTATTTGTCGCATCAGTGTTAATTGTCGGGCCAACGACTTTGAGGGAAGTGACTGAACCTGCTGCCCCACCCAAGCCGAGTCGCGCGAATTGCGGAGCGCTACTCGTCGCAATGTCTTGCGGCAGGCTCAGCGTGACCGCACCGGTCGAAGCCGAGGCGTTGACTTGATTTGTCGTTCCCGTGATCGAATTGACGACGTTGGTCAGGCTCGCACCAGAACCTGACGGAGTCAAGTAGTCAGTCCCAGCAACGGCAACTGCAAGCGTATTTGCCGCTGTGCGTTTGATTATTCCGGTCGAAGACAATCCCGTAATCGTATCCAACGAAATCGAATTTCCCAGCGCAGTCGCTGTTCCCGCAATCGTAATTGAAGAATTGGTTAAAGAACTATTTCCGATATTTGTGATTGTGTTGCTTGCACCGCTGATCGTTTTATTGGTCAGAGTGTCGGTTGTTGCGCGCCCGACAATCGTGTCAGTTCCTTGGAATGTCTGAGTTGTTCCATTGGGGACTGTTATCGTTCCCGTCGAAGTTGTAATCGCCAAACCGTTGAAACTTGCGGCAGTCAATGCACCAGTAACATCAACCGTTGTCCCAAAAAAAGCGGAGCCAGCACTATGGAGCGAACGGTTGATCGTTCCGCCGTTAGATTGGGCTTCGATGTACAGCCCATATTGGTTGGTTCGAGTTCCAGCAGTTTTCGCCGCATTTTTGATGTAAATTTGCGCCCAATCCGTGACGCTACTGCTGACATTTGTTTGTGAGCTGGCAGCCGCTTCAATAACGTGAACCGCGCTTACTGGCGAAGCAGCCCCGGTCACGTTGACCGATCCACGAACGCCTACCGCCGTTGTCACTGTTCCAGTCGTTGCCAAATCTGCTACGCCATCCACGCCAGTTATCAGCGTGACAGAACCCGTACCGCTTTTCAGAGCATAGCCCTTTACACCGATCATTCCCCCGGCTGCGGCTGTGAAATTGAAAGAGTTGATTGATTCAACTTGGCCTTGGATACCTATTTGCGAGTTCCCGTTATTTGCCCCTTGATTGAGAGCCAGGTAGGTATTGATACCAAACCCGCCCGCCGTCGTGCTGTACGTGTCAGCTACGTCAATAATTGTCGTGGTTGATTGTCCGCCTTGGGCAAAAGCTGCGTGGCCAGTCGTCGTTAGGCCCGTTGCAGGTGCAGTCGTACCTAATCCCAGCCCGGCAAATTGCGGAGTTGCAGTCGTGGCCAAAGTCGAACCACCAAGAGCCACCGCTGATCCTTGAATGGTGATCGAAGAATTCGCCAGCATCGCATTGGTGACACCACCCGTAGCGACCGCCAAAGTGATCGAACCAGCACCATTGGTTACCGTAAGAGACGAGCTTCCGGTCAAAGTAGCAGCAACAGGGTTCGCACTCGTTGATCCGATCAATAGCTGGCCATTTGTTGCCGCCGCTGTTGCCTTAATGTCATCCGTTCCGTTGCCAAAAACAAAGCTATTTGCCGTCAACGCTCCAGCAGTGTGAGTAACCGTGCCAGAACCGCCACCAGTTGCTGTCAGAGTTCCCCCAGACAGAGACAGACCAGAACCGACTGTGATTTCTTGAGCCGATCCAGCAGACCCAGCCGACCGCCCCAACAATCGTGCATCAGTAACGTTTTGGATTTTGGCGTAGGTGATTGCCTGATTTGCAACAGTCGCAGCAAACGACCCCGTGCCACTTCCAGTCACATCACCAGTCAGAGTGATTGTTTGGTCACCGGTATTTGTCCCTGAATGGGTTCCGCCGTTCAGCGTCGCATTCCCACCCAAAGTCAACGTGCGAGCCGCATCACCCACCGCAACGGTCAGAGTTCGGCCAGCGGTGAGATTTTCACTGTTCGCAATTGTCAGATCGAACGCGCCTGCGCCTGTTGATCGAATCCCCAGCGCAGTCAACGCGGTAAACGAGCCACCGGCAACAATCGGAGCCGCATTCATCACAACGGTCGAACCCGTTCCAGTTTTGGCTGAAACGTCTGACAAGTCGGCCAGCGCCCAAACTTCTTGACCGCGAGCAATCGGGATTGTTCCGTTGGTCAATTGCGTGGCATTTAGTGCCGTCAAATTCGCGCCTGATCCATCAGTCATCAAAAAGGTTTTGGATGCGCCATTGACGCCAGCCTTCCATGCGTTCGCGGTCGAATCGTAGGCGACCAAACCATTTGCAGTCGGAGCCGCACCCGCGCTTGTGGGTACTTTTAACGAAGTTGCTGAGCCGAAATCTTGAGCGCCCGTTGACCAGGCGTTTGCCGCATCGTTGTAGACCGTGGCCGCATTCTGGCGAGCTTTTGCCAGTGTCCCAGTGAATCCCAGCGTCAAAGCTTGGGCAGAGATTGAGCCTGTGACATTCGTATCATTGACAACAGAATTCACTGCCGTCGAAGGCAATTGACCAGCGGTTGCTGTGCCACTCAGATTTGAAAAAGATGGCTGTGCGAGACTAACGACACCTTGAGCCGAAATCGCAGTTACAAAGTTATTGGCTGAACCAGTGTTTGCTTGAACCGTCGTCGAGTTGGCGTTCGGCACATTCACTGTGCGAGTCGTCGCCGTGGCAACGTTCGACACATCAAACTGAAACTTCTTGGACGTGTCTGTTGGGTCAACAATCAGATGGTTTGCGCCGCCCTGAAATGTCTGAACGAATGCCCCAAACGTATTGACCTGGTCTGTGTAAACCGTTGTGGCATTCTGGCGAGACTTGGCGAGAGTTCCGGTCCAACCAAGTGTATGCGTATTCGTCGCCGACGTGATTGTGACATTGGTATCATTCGCAAAAGTTTGGCCTGATCCTGTTTGGCCATTCAATGACGTGATTCCACCGCCGCCGCCTGATCCACACGCCGTCCCAGTTTGTGAGATTTGTCCACTGCTGTTGACTTCCAGGCAGCCCGCCGACGCAGGCAACGTCGTTGGCAACGTAAAAGTCAATGAAGAGGCAGGCGCGCCCCCACGTAATGTCGTCGTGTTTGCATTGGTTGAATTGCTGAAAACAGCAGTGCCTGTAACAGACGAACCAATCCCAAAATTTACAGACGTTCCAAAATATCCCGAACGTACAGGGACGCTACTTGAGCCAAAATCATAAGAATTTGCCGCACCAGGCGTGAAATGCCCCGCCGTTCCTACCGTCCATTTTTCAGAGTTGTTCGACCACAGCCCGAACGGATGATTACTTGTCGTTCCCGCGATTGCTCGATCCGGCGCGCCAGCCAATGGCCCAAACCGCGTCGTAATACCGTTCGTTGTGTCATTGGCGGCAAAGTATGGATTGCCACCCGCGCGCTGAAGCAAAAACGTCGTGCCGTCGTAGGTCAAATTGGCCGAACTGGTCAGATGCTGAACGCCGTCATAAAACGGGACTCGGTTTGCCGCGCCCGCTCCGGCTAAACCTACCTGCCGATAATCGGCTGACGCTGAGTGAGGCAAATAGAGAACGCTTTCACCGGTTGTCAAAACCGGCCCCGCTCCGCCATTGAACGTGCCGCTTGAATTGGCAGCCAAGGTCAGCGCACCAGATCCAATGTTTCTAACATAAATAAATTGCTCGCGTGATGCTCCATAACCAGGCCACGCCAGCGTCAAAGTGCAAGGCGAAGCGCAGTTGGCTTCATAATTGGTCGCGCCGGGCTGGGTATAACTGGTTGACGTTGTGATCGTCTGAACCGGATTGCGCGCGTCCAGGCGAAAAATCTTTTCTGACCGGTTGTTTGTCGTGTTTCGATACGAGGTGATGATTTGACCGTCAGCCTGACGCACATCTCCCTCAATCGTGACAGGCGGCAAGTCGTTGGCGTGAATAACCTCACTGTTTGCGTAATAACTTAACGGAGAATTTGCGAACACAACCAACGGCCCAATGTTGCCCTTGGGAGATTCCGCCGGATTTGCCGCTGTCACTTCATATGACAACGCTTTGTAAGTCCCGCTTGCGCCCGCAATTCCTGCAAAAAGCGTACGGCCATCTAAGTAAGATGTAGAGCTTGAGTAGTGCAAAATTCCATTATAAGAAGATTCAATATTGCACCCCCAGCAAGAAAAATAAGCTGGTAAATCGCCTGTCGCGCCGTCCTGACCAGTCTTGTCGCCAATAATCGCCCACCACGAGTTGGACGAACTGTTATTGATTCCATTGCATCCCCAGCAATGAATGTCCCCTGTCCGAATTCTGAATCCTGCCGGATTTGTTACGTTCACGTCCTGAGCGTACAGCCCTTCAAACGTGTTTCCAGGCATGTTGAATTGATTGAACAGGAATGGATACCCGCTGACCGGCGCGCTGGCGTAGATTCGCTTGAATGTCGAACTGAAAACGTTGCCAAAGTAAACGCCATGACTCCCGACATCTCGAACAATGACGTCTTCGATCTTTACTTCCTCAAAGTATGGCGAAGCGTCTACGTTGATCCCGATTTGGTTTGCCCCGGAATTTGACCCCTGAATGCTCAAATCTTGAATTGTCGGCCCGCGAAACAAAAAGCTTCCAGTCCCAACTACTAAATCAAGAATCTTGTCGTTTGCTGTTCCGTGAATTATGGTTCTTTCACGGCCATCGCCAACAATCGTCACACCACCCGGCACTGTCAGTTTTGCTGTGGTTTTATACGTCCCTGCATCCAGCTTGATATATTTGCCGCCTGCCGCCGCTGCCGCCGAGACTGCATTTGCTAAACAAGACGTGTCGTCGGCCACGTCATCGCCAACGCATCCGTAATCAAGTTTGGCATTGATTGCTGTGGCAAGACCTTTTGGCGAAATCGTGCCGGAGGTCGAAAAAAACGACGTGTTAAACGGCGTCCACGACAGAGACCCGCTGCCATTATTCAGAAAAGCGCCTGTGGCATTGGCTGCTGGCCACGTGTAATTAACACCGCGCGGCCTGACGTTGCCGTTAATATCCACAGCAAACAGCGTCGAACCGCCAGACGTGGTGAAGGTCTGAAAGTTCCCCGTCTGACCCGCCGTCGCCTTCATCGTCTGCATCACGGCGCTATTGGCGCGACTCACGCCGCCATTGAAAACAACCTGATCCGTCTCCAAGGTCAGCTTTGATAGCCCGCCAGCTTGAACGTCCACGGAATAACCAAACTGAAACAATTGGCTGGCCGTGCTGTAAATCAGGTTGGTCGAGCCTATAGCGCCGGAACTTGTAAAGTACGGCACGTAATTCAGCGTGCCAGACCCGCCAATAGTGCCACCACCGCCGCCGCCAGTGGCCGACAATTCCCCGCCAGAAATTTGCAGCCCCGAACCGACCGTCAGACAGCTTTGCTTTTGCCCCGTTGCCGCATAGTAAATCACCTGATTGACCGTGCAGACCGGATGAATCTCGTTGATGTAAGTCTTTGGATAGGCTTCTTGACTGGCCGGAGCAATTCCGCCCGATGCGTTGTAATTACAAATAAACGCAAACGTGGAAGGACTATTGGGAGGCAACTGCAATTCCGTCTTACCGGCTCCGCAATCGTAAATTCCCAACTGCGAACCGCCGGAGCGGAAAAAGACAAAGGTGTACCGAGCCTGATTGGTAATCAGTGCGTCGGTTGTTGCTGGCAACACAAACGCGGGGATGTAAGCCACGTTCCCCGATCCAGTGTTCAGGATTGAAACCCCGACTTCTTTGTAAAACTGCCCTGTGCTTGGCCCGCCAGGTTGAACAACTTCCGTGCTGCCCAATGGCTGAAAAGCGCGATTGGCGTACACGCGCAATAAAACAAACTTGTACAGCGTCATTGACGCCGCACCAGTGGAGCCGCTGTAATTTGTCGTCAGTGTCAGCGACGACCGCGACGCAACTGACGCAACCACATACTGATTGCCGCCAATGGCCACCTGAAAGCCAGCCTTGCCGACAATACTGGTCGGGAACAGCGGAGTCGCCGTTGTCACAGTCGCGCTTCCGCTGGTCACGTTTACAGTAATTGTTTGGTCAGACCCAACGTCAGACGGATTAAACGGCAGCGCAGTAATCTGCTGCGCGGAAATCGTGACATCAGTAGCCAGCGCGAGCGGAGCAACCGCGCAGAATAGGGCGAGGAAAAGAAACAACTTTTTCATCGTTTATGCGTGATATTTGGTGATAGATCGGTAGGTTTCGACAATATCTACTGCGCCAACAATCAGCAGATATTCACAAAGTAAATCGTCGGCTTCGATGTGCGCCTTTTCAGAGTCTGGTTCGTCGGCTAACTCTTTCAGTCGAGCAAAAATTTCAGCGCGGCGCTGCGCTCCGTAATTGAACGGCGGCGTCATTGAATTCGAACTATTACAGGGTTTCCGGTCATCGCATCGGCTTGCGCCACAATCGTCAGCCGACCGTGCGCGCCAGACGGAATCGCAAAATTCACCTGCTCCAATAAATCGAACAGACCGACCTTTCCAACCGCCGCCTGGACGACCCAGTACCCATCAAACTCGTCAGAAATAAACACCTGCACGCTCTTGGCGCGCCGGAATCCAGTTCCGACCAACATCAACACCGTACCAGCATTGACAATCGCATCAGCGGTCAGCAATCGCGGAGCCTGCCCGTCCGCCACATATTGCCCTTGCGGAACTCTTCGCCCCGCCGGATCAAGTTGCTCATAAAAACCCGGCGCAGTCGGCGCGACTGCTACCCAACCAACCTGCCTGCCGAACATTGTCTGAATCTCTATAGGCAGCCAGCGAATCAGAGATCGCTGCAACAAAGAAAGCGATTCCGCTTCTTTCCGAAACCTTAACAATACAGCCTGCGCGGGCCGCCTCCACTCTTCTGACTTGATCGCTTCGCGCCGCCCAATCACTTTGCGCGGCTGATCCGGCACAATCAGTCGAATCTCTGTTGGCGACACCGCGTACAATGACGCTTCTGCATCCCCAATTCGCACGCTGACCCCGCCCAAAACTGTCGGCAACGGGTTCTGCAAAGCTTGGCTAGCCTCAACAGCAAAGCCGCTTCCACGAATCACAGCCGCACAACCCGGCGCAACCACGCCAGAACCAGAGGCCGCATGCTGAACCGAGATTTGCGCCCAGCCAGTGACAACACTAACCCCTGCGCACATCAATGCGAGTAAAAACTTCATATTGAACCTCAGAAAAAAAAAGGAATGACAGTCGGCTTAGTTGCCACCTTTGCGCCATCGCTGCAATTTCACCGTGACACTTGACCCGCTTTTTAGTCGAATCCGAACAAAATTGGCCGGAGCTTCAACTGTTTTATGGAATTCGCCATCCGCTCCCCCCGTGAATGATAGCGTCGTGTCTTCTGGCCACGTGCCCGGCTGATTGTTCACGGCGGCAGTTTCCACCCCTAAAACCCCCGTGGCCGTACTGGCTGTCGCAATCGCGTACAAATTGAATCCATCCGCATTGTTAAGCGCAATCACGTCGGACAGCCCGCCGGAAAAGTTCAAAGTAAAAGGTGCGTAATCAATATGCAGCATTGCTTGCCTCAATGTTGATGAAACGCCCACGCCATTGCTGGCGGCGGCGTTCAGGATGAATCACTTTCCCCAGGTTAAACACCGGGACGTGCAGTTTTGGACAGGTCAGGTAATCTTCCTTGCGCCCCGGCGACAGACACTCGACGCAAAGTGGAAAATAGTCAGAATTGGCGCTCATCTCTCCGGCGTATCGAGCGTCATTTTGCGGCACGCCTAAAAACCGGGACGCCTCGCGCACGTCGTCTTTTGTCCAATCCTTCAGCGCGTAAATCATTCGCACATCGGCGGCCTGCGCTACCACGCGCTCTGGCTCCAACTGCCCCAACACAGCATCGCCATCGCCGGTATGATGACCGATAAAAAGCACGTCATGCAGTCGCTCGCGCGCCAGAGAAATTCCGTCGCGTTTTTCGTTTAGCACGCGAACGCCGCAGGCTGAATCCTGATCCACTGCGCGCCCCGGCTCGTTTTCCAGCGGTAAATACAAACTAAAATCAGGGCTGACGGCATACTCTTCGATCAAGTTCACTTCCGCACCATTGGCTACCACGTCCACGCCAATGCGCGGCAACGAGCTTAACCGTAAATGCCAGTCGGCAATTATTCGGTCAGCAAATTGATGCTTCGTTTCGCTTGGCAGACTGCGAAAGTGAATCACCGACACGTCCGGCTTTTGCTCTCGCACCAGCCAAAGCAGCAATTGCGAATCCTCGCCAGACGACCACAACACAGCCGGAAACTCGCTGTAGCTCAGATGCTCAGCAATAACCGCGCGAACCTCTTCAATTTGCCCGATAATCGTTTTCAATCCACGCTTCCAGCGACTTGTAATAAAGCCGCAAATCGTCGGTTTCTGCTTCAGCGAACGCTTGCCTGACCTGCTTTAGATGGCGCTGCTTGCGACGTTCGTAATCTTCACGCCATTCCCGCTCCGAACTTCCGGCAACCAATAGACAGGCCGCCCATCCGCCCCAGTAACAAACCAAGCAAAGCCCAGCAACAAACAAGATTTGCCAAATTTCCATTACTGCAAAATCGCTAAATCAACGCTGCTGCAACCGCTCCGCCCGCACCAATTGCCGACGAGACGATGCCGTTTCCCTGTCCTTGCTGAACCTGCTGCGATTCGTAGCCTTTGCGGTTTTTCCCCGCGGTCAGCGCAGCCAACGCTCCCAACTGGTCTCCGCGCATTTTCTGACCTTCCAGCACTCCCTGACTAACTGCCGCAGCCTCGTTGACGCTCGAATCAGCCAGCGCCATATCTCGAAGCCGGTTTCGTGCCACCTGCGACGGAACTCCACTATAGGCGCTGTAGCTGTCTTCGATACCCTGCCGGTCTCGCGCAAACCGCGTTGCCAGAATTGGCGACAACTGCGACACGCGCGGATCAAAATCGCGAAACGCTTTAATATCCGGCGTGTCTATTACGGTCTCAGTAATATCAGTGGGCAACTGCGTGACGGGTGGTGTTTTTTTGGTGCTCATTGTTCAAAAAATCAAAAACGGTAAACGTGAACAATCCTGGCGCGGCCATCTTCCAGCCAAACCAGTCAGCCAGCTTTTGCGCCACAGTGTGAGACTCCGGCGGAACGCAAATCCACAGCGCCTCGCCGCCGAAGTCGCTAAAAAACTGCCTCTGCAACTCCATCAGCAACGACGCTATCGCCCGGAACTGTGGCCGCGACGGAGCAATCAAACCAAAATGGCAAGATTTTTTACCTTCCAATCGAAAAGATGCCACTCCAATCAACCGGCCACCTGCGAATAATCCGTAATACCGCAATTCCGGCGGCGGACTAACAAACTCTTGGTAATCTGCAAAGCCCTCATTTTCGCCGTACAAATCTGGCCGTTCCTGCATCCACATCCACGCCTGCCGAAATTCATTGGAATCGGTTTCTTGAAGTGTCCGAAGCGACAGTTCCATCAATACCGCATCCCTTCGCGTCCGTGCGCGACAATGGAGGCCTTATCGAACAGACGAAACCCTCCCAAGGCTTGATTGAAAGCGACGCGCCAAGCCAGCAATCGGAAATGCTTATTGGGACGCCACACTTGGTAAGTCGTACTGACAGGGATTCCTGAAATTGGATTCACAAATGCGTACGACGGGCCTGCGCCGGTTCCAGCAATCAAATCCCCAAAATTCAACACATTGTTTAGTGGAAGAAAAACGGCAACCGTCTCGTTGGTGTAAAGCTTAATGCTGCCATTGATGGAGCCATTTACTTTCACCTCACGCACGATCTTTTGCTCAGCCGAATCACCCCAATCGTCCCAGTTCGTCGCCAGAAACCCGGACAGCGTCGTTCCACCCGCATCCCACTCCCACACCTTGCCGTCTGTAGTAACAAAATTTAATCGTTGTCCCACTGCCGCCACGCCGCAAACCGTAAAATCGGTCACGCCATCACCCAGCGCAACCGGCGTATGCCAGACTCCCGTAAACACGTTGAACGCCCAGGCGCGCGTTTGCCATCCACCATTGGCGTGCTGACGGTCGTTTGCATGAAAAGCGACTACCCAACCGTTTTTCTGATCAAAACCGACAAACACGCGCGCCTGCTTCAAACTGGTCAAATCCGTTCGCACGTCACGACTGAAATCCGCTTCAATGTTTGCGCCATCAACCGTGCGAACCATTGTTCCGCCGCTAAACACGTAAAGAAAATCTTGGGCAAACACCGCCGACTGATTATGACTAACTCCTACCGAACCAGCCGGATTTATGACCAGCGGCGACACGTCGGAATCAGTGAACCGACCAAAACTGATCCCTTCCTGCGTTCCAAAGTAAACCCCCGAATCCTGCGCGCGAATGCCAACCTTGCCTACCTTGACCATCACAATATCGCTGGACGGGGAAACAAAAGCGTAAGCCGCAGGCGAGGCCGCTTCAGGATTATTCGATTTGGCAACCGCCACGCCCGGACCAGGCGCGGTCGGGTTCAACAAAGAATCCGGCTTGCCTAAACAGGAAACAAACAAAAGAAAATCGTTGACCGAGGCGACATACAACGACGGCGGAGGCGGGTAATTATCATCGGAATACAACGTGCCAAGCTCACCATCAAACCACTCCACAGTGTGCGGCCCCACGCTCGTAAACTCGCCATATAAAAACCACGCGCCAGAGGTCGGATCATCGTTTCGACTGACCCACAACTGCACGCTGGTTTGCCCTTCGCTGGAGTCAAAAGCGGCAAACGTCACCTGAAACCGCTGACCGGCGGTCAATGCCACACTGACTGGCGCAGAGGCTCGACCGTAACCTGGAAAGCCTTGCCGCTTCTTTGACGCCCGGAAGGTGAACGTTTGAGCAACCATCCCCTTCGTTCCGCCAGCAGCAGCAGTCACCGTCGGCGCGGCGGGCGGCGTGAACCCGGCAGGACGAACGTCATACGTCGAACCGCCCGGAACCGGATAGGCCACTTGCACCGCGTCAGTCGCGGTCAACGCCGCCGAAATCGCCGCGCCATTAATCTTCAACGGCCCGCGCCCTGCGGAAAAAATCGCTTCTTCGCGGTAAACAATCGCGTTT